CCGGAAAGGGTGACGCGATGCCGCGGGGTTCAGTCCCCGCGGCTTCTTTATGACCACAAGTAATAGGCGCATACCCATACCCTACCACTACATATATTTGATCACATACCAACAAAGGAAACACCCACATAAACATAAAACACCGTAAGAAAGCCCAAGTGATGACAATCCACCTCACCGAAACCGCCAAACACGAACTCGAACAGACCGCCCATCACTGTTCGATCCCTCCGGAGAAACTTGCCTCCCTATTTGTCGAAGACGGGTTAAGGAGTTATCGTGACTCTCGTGACGAACTCCGAGACTCCCTTGACCACGAAGATAGCTAACCTTCGCAACCCGAAGTTGATCCGCTCATTCGCCAGCGACCCCGAACTTGAAGACCGGCTAAAAGCTGAGTCCGAAAGTTCGGGTCGCTCGATGAGCGCGGTCATCCGGCTGGCTCTGCGGAAATTCTTCGGGCTGTAGTAATAACAACATAATGACTTCGATGATCTTGGAGTGTGAGTCCTTCACTGCGACTCCGCTCGAAAGTGGGAAGCTGCGCCTAGAGATCAAGGCTCCGGTCGAGCGGCCCAAGGAAACACTCGGTCCTCGCGAAGCGGCTGAGAGGTTAAGCACCATCTTCGGCAAGCCAGTGCAGAAGCACTCGCTCGGATATTGGCGAGCACGCGGTCTGCCCTACACCCAAGTTGGCGACCGGAAATTTATCTACCACGAGGTCGCGATCACCCGATGGGCGCAGGGGCTTGGAACTTCGATTCTATGAACTCCAGGCAAAAAGGAAAACGGGTCGAGCGCCTTTGGCGCGACCAACTTCGCGAGGCAGGATTCCTCAAGTCGTTCCGCGGTCAGCAGTATTGCGGTGCGGCCGGCAATGCCGATGTTGTTTGTCCTGAATTGCCGTCGCTGCACTTCGAAGTGAAGGGAGTGCAGAACTTGAACGTGCTCGCCGCGATGAAGCAGGCGAGCAATGACGCCGGGGATAAGACACCCGTCGTCGCGCACAAGAAAAACGGCGAGCCCTGGCTCGTCACCATGCTCGCCGCTGATTGGCTTCGTCTCGTGAACGACTCCGATTGGGTCAGTCCAGCAGACTCCCCAGCAACTCCCGATTCCGTTCAGCCCGCCGTTCTCTATTCGACCGGATTCGTTCCATCACCGCGTCTGATTGATCGGACGAGTAGTAGTAGCGATTGCCCTGTTTCTGAACATACGTGATCCCGTTCGGAGTATTCAGGTCGATCACGTAAAAGTTCCTGTCGCCAGCTAATGCGGTTCCCGTAAGGAGACCCGCTACAAGTATTGAGTTAATAATTTTCATCATTAGGTAAGACTCAGCACATGCCCACAGCGTTCAAACTCTTCCCATACCAAGAAAAAGCGGTAGCCGAACACCTCCGGATTCTGGACTCGGTCGGGGCGTCACTCGACGGGACCGGGTGCGGAGGCGGGAAAACGGTCATCGCGAGTGCCCTTGCTGCACGATATGCGTTAAAAGTGTGCGTTGTATGTCCTAAATCGGTGATTTTGAAATGGACAGAAACCCTGTCCAGCTTCGGGGTGAACCCCCTATTTGTCCTTAATCCCGAAAAGTTACGGGTCGGGAACACGCCCTGGCTTAAAAAGACTTCCAAAGGAGGGAAGAAGGTCGCCTTCGAGTGGCAGCTTCCCGAGCGGTGCCTTTTGATTTTCGACGAAACGCACATGTTCGGGGCCTATAACAGCCAGAACGGGAAGATGCTCGAATCCGCTGCGGGGAACCATGCCGTCCTGATGTTGAGTGCCACGGCCGCAGAATCCCCGCTCAAGATGAAGGCGATCGGGGTCAACCTCCGGCTGTTCACGGGCGGCTACTTCTGGAAGTGGGTGCGCGAGATGGGGGCCGAGGAAGGGCGCTGGGGTGGCCTTGAGTGGAATCCCCGCCGGCCGGAGAACAAGGAGAAGATGGAGCGGCTCCACCATTCGGTATTCGCGAATAGAGGATATCGGGTTTCCGAGGAGGAGCTACGCGAGCAGTTGCCGGATCTCATGCTCTCCGATGAGCCCCTTTGGCTCTCAGATAAAGACCGCGCTACTGTAAAGGCGCTTTATGACGAAATGGCTGATCCGGATGATCCGGGCGGTGTCAAAAACCTCCGGCAGCGCCAAGCCCTTGAAACGGTCAAGGTCGCGTATCTGGTGGAGCGTGCCCAGGAGATCGTCGAATCAGGCGGGTCGGTGGTCCTCTTCCTAAATTTCCATGAATCCATCGACCAAGCACGGAAGCTCCTCGAAGACGCGGGTGTCATCGACGGACGAGAAACGGCCAAAGCCCGAGCGGAAACCCAACGCCGGTTCCAAGAAAACGAACTTCGGTGTGTCATCGTCCAGATCGCGGCGGGTGGCCAATCCATCGACCTACACGACGTGGTCGGAGAGTTCCCACGAGTTGCACTTATTTGTCCCCAGTTCTCCGGCCTTGTGGAGGAACAGGCTCTTGGACGGATACGACGGGTCGGGGCCAAGTCTCGCGCACTCGCTTTAAGGCTCTACGCACCTGGCACCGTGGAGCAGGGAGCCCTGCGTCTGACCGAGGAAAAACGGGAGAATGTAGGAATTTTGAATGCAGGGAAAAATAATTTGAACAATGGGGTGGGTACCCCGGTCTCATCTTCCATGTTGGTAATAACGCCATCAACGGAAGAGAGGTTGCACAGCGAACACTCGCCCTCCTCACTCAAAGAGAAAGCTAAATGCCCAGGATTCCGCAACGACCAAACTCGCGACAAGACCGCCGCAAACCGCGGAAATCTAGGTCACCTCGCGACGGAAAAAGAGAACCTCGACATGATTCCGCCGGACGACCCGAAGCTGCGCGAAGCCGTCGAGATGTGCTTGCGTTATCTGTCGGCTCTCCGCAAGCCCCTCGTAAACGCTCGGGAGCTTCGGGAGCAGCGATACAACATGCTCGACCAGTTCGGGCACGTCGACCACATCATCCTGCACGGCGACAAAGCCGAGTTGGTCGATTACAAGTTTGCCTTCGGGGAATACGTAGCGGATTCGCCGCAGTTCTGGGCCTATGCCGTCGGGTTGTGGGATGCCCATCCTGAAGTCGAACAACTGACTGTTCATGTCCTTTTACCTTTCCGGGGGGTCATAGACCGCGAAACGTGGTCCCGGGAAAAAGACTACGATCGTCTGTCAGCGCAAACTGCCGCCATCATCGCTTCGGCGAGGCGGGATGACCCCTCGACCTATTTAACAGGGGCACACTGCGCTTGGTGCGCCCGCCAAGCCAGTTGCCCGAAACTTTCGTCTTTGGCCCTGACCATCGCGTCTGAATATAAGGCCGACGAACTCACGCTGCCGGCGCAATACGATCCGGCCAACATCTTTGACCCGCACGTTATTGCGTTCGCCAAGAAGGCAGCGCCGATCATGCGGTCATGGGCCGATAAGGTCGACGCCCGCGCTCTCGAAATGCGGATGCAAGAAGGAATCGAAATTCCTGGGTTCGAACTCGCCGAGCGGAAATCCCCTTTCAAGATCACCAACGCCCAAGCCGCGTGGGAGACGGTCAAAGATCAAATTACCCCTGAAGCCTTCGCCGCCTGCGCCGAGGTCAAGATCGGGGAACTGGAGAAAGCCATCGCACGGACCGCCAAGCGCGGCGAGATGGCCCGCTCCAAAGAACAACTTCGTGACGCATTGGTAGACGCCGATGCGGCCAAGTCCGAGGGGACTTATCACTACCTGAAGAAAACCAAGTAATAACGCCACATACCAATTATGGGAAAAGTATCGTTTGAAGAGGCCGTTGAGGCCCAAGTCATCGAGGAAGTCAGCAACAAAGCCGTTGCCGTCCGCCCCGAATCGCAGGTCGCCATCATGGGCGAGGACCAAGCAAAAGGAATCTACGGAGAGTTCGGAGCCGACGACATCAAGTTGCCCCGCCTTAACCTCGTCAACAAAGTCGGCGATCTGTCGAACTTGTTCACACCGGGCACTTATGTTCTCAACAAAGAACACCAGATCAACGACATCGATCCGAAGAACAAGGGCGCGGCCGTTCCGCTCAAAGTCATCGCCGTTCGTCTGAAGGTCGAATACCAAGAGTCGCTACCCTACGATCCGGACGTTCGTCCCCGCGTCTTCCAAACGGCCGAGGAAGTTCGGCTGGCCGGTGGCCGCGTCGATTACGGTCGCAAGGAAGGCATCTTTGCCAAGGTCGGCCACATCGAGTTCTTGATCCAAGAGCCCGAGACACTTTCGGAAGAAGCGGCTACGTCATTCTTCTACGTGCTCGGTGAAAAACGCTACGCACGGGTGATTTTTACCGCGTCGTCGACCGCCTACGCCGAGACCGCAGCGATCCTCTACAACGACTATCGCGTCGGGCATCTCAACAAGACGGGCCTCTTCGGCGGCTTCTACTCGCTCGGGTCGAAGTTGAAGACCGGAGACAAAGGAACGTGGTGGATTCCGTCGATGAAGACGGCCGGCGAAGTTCCCGCGGAACTGCAAGCCGAGATCAAAGGACTCCTCTAATGCATTTCCCCGGTGGGAGGTTTTCGGCCGCTCGTGGGCCACGGGTTCTTCCTCCCGCCGGGGACCACTTTTATGGATACAAATACTGAAGTTCTAACTTACGTCGAGAAGACGGCCGAGGCTCTCGGCATCCAGACCGAAATGGGGCGCAAAGCCTTCCGGTCTTTCTGTGAGGCTGCTGTTCTCCTCGACACCAAACAGCGCGATTACGGTAGCGCAAACATCTCGGCATTCGGTGAGCGCGGCATCGTCGTTCGCATGAACGACAAGGTCGAACGATTGAAAACGCTCGTCTGGAATGACCGTTCGCCGGAGCATGAAAAGGTCAGTGATACGTGGTTGGACATCACCAACTACGGAGTCATCGGCCTGCTCTGCCACCGCCAAGAGTGGAAATGATCCCGATCGTCGGACTATTCGTATCTTGGGTCGGTCTATTCGGATTCGGAGCATGGCTCGCCGCCAAGGGAGGAGACGCTAAATGAGAACCTACACCGTCGTTATCGACGAGGACGTTCCTCTTGCCGACAAGAAACCCGGCGAACAGTCGCGGTATCAGCACCCGCTCTCTTACCTGCTAGGCAATCTGAACGTCGGCGACTCGTTCATGTATCCGGCTTCGACACACGAACACTTCAACGGACTGCGCTCGATCGCTCACAGCATCGGCCGGCGTGGCAAGAAGAAGTTCGCGACCCGAGTCGTCACCGATGGTGAAGGCGTGGATCGGCTTCGCTTCTGGAGGTTACAATGAACCCCGAAGGATTCTTTCTTGTCGGGATGGGCTTCGGGCTGCTGCTCGGCGGGCTCTCAACCTACGGAGCGATGTTCGCCTGGGCTATCAAACGCGGGAGGGAAGACGACGATGCCGAGTGATCCCGATCAAGACCGCGACGAGGCGCAAGGGATGGACGCTGAAGAGGCTCACTACTGGGCCAGACGCAGCGACCCAATGGAAGAGTATTGCGAATACTGCGAAGGCTTCTACGGCGAGTGCGAGTGCGAAGAAAAGCGTGAAGCGGCCAAGGAGGAAGAATGAGTTATGCCGCACGTTTCGGAGAATCTCGCTTACGGCCGAGCTTGTTTACGGAAGCGGCCGTTCGAATCCAAGGAAGCGGCATCAGCCGAACGGTCGGAAGATTTCAGGGTTTATCGATGCCAATACTGCAACAAGTGGCACCGATCCTCACGACCCCACCTCAAACAACGACTACTCGCGCAGAAAAATCGCAGGCGAACGGAGGTGCGGGTCAAAGCCCTGCGAAAACGGGCGATTCTGAAACAATTCTATGAACACTGACTACACCATCGGTCGCATCAATTTCGGACCGCGTGACTCTTTTACAACGCTCGGACAACTGATCGACGAGATCGCCGCCCAAGAGGAACTAGTCGAAGACCTCTGCGTCTTCGCAGGGAATCAACTAACTGAAATCATTTGGGCGCAAGACCACATGCCCGTGGAGGTTTACGAGCTATGACTTCGCCGGGGGAGACCACTACATCAAACAACCCGTCTGGGGAGGCGGGGCGTCAACTAGTCCTCCCCCGGCACCCTTCTGTCGCGATCGACTTCGAGTCCTACTATGACAAGGACATTAGCGTCACCACTATGGGCGCTTGGAAGTATGCTCGCGAAACCGACATCTATATGGTCGCGATGTATTTCGACGACGGGACTTGTTTCGTCGGTGCGCCGATCGATGCCCCGTGGCTGCGCTGCCACAAGCGTGACTGGATCATGCACAACGCGGCCTTCGATCTGACGCTCTACGAGGCGCTCGCCGAGAAGAAATGGGTCACCCGCGTGGAGCCGCGCTACGTCTTCGATACAGCCGACCTCGCTGCCTACCTCGGCTACCCCAGGTCGCTCAAAGAAGCAGCTAAACATCTCCTCGGGATCGAGATGAGCAAATCCACCCGAGACAACATGAAAGGAATGAAGTGGACCAAGGACTCTTAAAAGTATTCCAAGCCATCTCCGGATGGCGCACACCCGAAGAATTCGGCCACGAGAACGATGGCTATGTCACGTTCGAGGAAGACCGCAAAACCCACTGCCGTTCGGCTTTCTTCTGGAAAGCGGACTACTCCCACGAGCATCTCAACGCGATGTGGCTGGGCGGGCAGACATTTGTGAAGCGATGAAATGGACGACGAACAAACCGCCCGAGGCGAATCTCGGCGATACCCGACAAGTGACCAGATTCCTCTGGTTCCCAAAGGAAATGGCTGGAACTTGGCGGTGGCTGGAGACGGCCACTTGGGAACAAGTCTACGTCCTCAAGCCGATGAGCGACTGGCTCTACCTCGGCTGGTGGGATGTCTACGAGAAGGGATGGATTAAATGAGCGACCACCCCCACACACGAGAAGCCATCGAGCGGTGGCGGCAGGGCAAGACTAATGTCTTCGACGCGCTGGCCGAGTTTGAGGATCAGCGAGATGCCGCTCAAGCCGAGTGCTTAGAACAGGCCCGGTTGCTTGGGATGAGCGCGGAGCGGGAAGCAGACCTGCGATCGAAGCTGGAAAGTATTCGTAAAGGATACCAAGGCACTTGTTATGCCTGTGAGCCCGCCGCCGAACTAAATCAGGAATACCGGGACACCGTCCGTGAACTAATCCGGCTATTGGAGATCGAGGAGGAGTCGGACAGTGGAACCGTCTTTAGACCCAACAAGATTTCTTCCTGCCGCGTCATGGACGGGATGCAGATGAACCAATGTCTCAAGACCTTAAAGGAGTTATCTGAACAATGAGCTACGGACTGAAAGATGGGTCTGTCGTGCAACGAACAGCCACCAACCAAGCAAAACAACGCCACGGTATGCCGAAGATCGAGCGCCTCGTTAAGCAGGGCCGGCTCATCCCGATCATCGCGAAGTCGGGCGACGACCTGGCCCTCATCGGCTACCGCCGCAAGACGACCAGCCGGAAAGCCAACCAACGGCCGATCCTGCTACCAAGACCCTTTGTATTGAAGAAGCCCGATGCCTAAATCCCCTTACATGACCGACGACTTCAAAAAAGAAGTCAAACACTACGCGCTGCAAGATACCAAAGCGACATTCGATCTTTGGGAGAAGCACGGCCATAAGATGCCGATGGATGAATTGTTCATCTCGCAGATCACTCGTGAGATGGGAATGCGCGGGGTGCCGGTCAACATGGACCGGCTGATCGAGGCGCGGGATAAACTCATCTTGGAGAAGCGCCGTGCCGAAGCCCTGCTTCCGTGGATCGGTGGCGAGTATCCCCCGCTCTCGCTGCAAGCGATCCGCGACCAGTGTGAGAAAGAAGGTATCCGGGCTCCCAAGTCTTTTGCCGAGAAGGATCCCGAAGGCGCGGCATGGGAGGCAGAGTTCGCCGACAAATTTCCTTGGGTGCGGGCGGTGCGAGATTACCGCAAAGCGAATAAACATCTGAACACGGTGACCACGATGATCGCCCGCACCCGCCCCGATGGGCGTATGCCGTATGAGCTTAAATACTTCGGCGCGACGACCGGACGTGATTCCGGTGGCGGGGGCTGGAACTGTCAGAACATCCCGAAGGGTGAAGTAGCCGGCGTCGATATCCGCAAACTCATCGAGGCCCCAGAAGGTAAGACGCTCGTCATCTGTGACCTTGCCCAGATCGAAGCACGCTGCCTCCCCTACCTCGCCAAAGACACTGAGCTTCTCAATCTGATCGCCAGCGGCGTCGACATCTATGAGGCCCACGCTCGTGCGACGATGGGCTACAACGATCCGCGTCCGCTCAAGGAAGTGGATCCAAAGATGCGCTTTCTCGCCAAGGCCCGCGTCCTGGGTCTCGGCTATGGTTGCGGCCCCGCGAAGTTTGTCGTGGTCGCCAAGATGCTGGCCGGACTCGACATTAGTTTCGAAGAAGCGCAACAGATTGTGCAGTCGTATCGCGAGGCCAGTCCGAAGATCATCGCGCTGTGGAAGAAGCTCGACCGGGCGCTGCGGATCTCCACCGACCCGAATGACCGCGAACTGACCATCCCCCTACCCTCCGGCCGCGAACTCGTCTACCGACAGATCAAGCGCCACAACGGCGAGATCACCGGACTCCTGCCCCGTCTCGGCAAAATGATGGAGGTCAAACTTTACGGCGGATTACTCGCTGAAAATGCCACTCAGGCATTCGCCCGCGATGTCTTCATGGATCGGTGCATCGCGCTGGAAGACGCTGGTTATGAAATTTTGCTAAGAGTCCACGACGAAGTAGTTTTGCTGGTGGACGAATCCGACGCCGAAGCCCATCGCCAAGCCGTCGAGAAAATCATGTGCACACCGCCCTCGTGGTGTAGCGACCTCCCCCTCGGAGCCGAAGCGATCATCTCTAAACAATATACCAAGTAATAACGCCTTAATGAACCCCACACCTGAAGAACTCGGAATTAAACCCTGCCCAGCCTCCGGCCAAGGATGCCACTCATGGATGTTCAGGGCAGCGCACGCGCTGGTTGCTAACTCTTACGATGACCAATTCATCGACCAGTGGATCACTCACTACCTTGAGCGCCCACCCCAACCCCGCGAGATCGCCGACACGGTCTCCAAAGTCCGCGCCGAGGTCGAGGGGCTGATCGAGCCCAAGGCCCGTGTCTCTCTCAAACGGGCGTTTGATCCCGAGAAGCTCAAGGCCCTGACCGCGGAAGGCCCGCTTCCGGTGGAAGATTTCCTCCAGTCCTCGCCTGTCGCGGTCGCCGACATCACCGCGTCCGAGTTCCTCCGCCGACTCTACCCAAAGCAGGCGAACATCATCTTCACCGACCAGCAGTCCCAGGGGAAGCTCGTCTGGAACGAGACGGTGCCCGACCTATTGGTCGATAACGCGATCACTAAGAACACCGAAGGTGCGTGGATCATGGTCAACCCGGTGAACGGCAAGTTCCTCGCCATTCCGCGACTCGGTAAGAAGTCTCAACGGGCCGAGGAGAACTTGGTCGCCTACGAATACCTCCTCATCGAATCCGATTCGGTCGAGATGGAACTCTGGCTCCGTGTCCTCTCCAAGCTCGACCTCCCGATCGTCACGGTGACGACCTCGGGCTCGAAGTCCGCTCACGCTCTCGTGCGCGTTGGCCAGAAAGACCGCGAAGGCTACTTGGCCCGTGCCGCGGAGATCGCCGATCTCGTCGTCCCGCTCGGCGCGGACCCCGCTGCCATGTCCGCGGTGCGCCTGACCCGGGTTCCAGGTTGCATCCGCAAGGACACGGGGAAAGCTCAGACCTTGATCTACTTCAACCCGGAGGCGGGAGTTTTAATCCCATCGAGCGGGATGGGATTAGAATCAAGCGACGAAGTATCAGATAATGATACAAACTGTCAGGATTCGACAGCTTCTAGCAAACCGTCCACTTCCGCAGAGAAGAGTGGACAGTATGACGACATCTACTACGACGGGAAAACCTTCTTCATGCGAGCGGGCGACGGGATCTGGCGCTACGAGATGGTCGCGATGCTGTCCAGTGAACTCAAATGCCGCAACATCTCCGACCGAGCCCCGAAAGGTGCAGCCATGTCGCCAATGGACCGCGCCAAAGCATTCATCCGCGAACACCGCCGGGTCGATGGTGCCGGCCCCAGCCTATACAACCCGAACGAACTTTGGTTTGAGGGGGGCAAGAAATACCTGAACACCGCCAAGAACGTGAAGATTATGCCCGCGGCCGAGACCGCCGGAGCTTGGGGTGTCGAGTTCCCCCGCTACGCAGCCATCCTCGACAACGTCTTCGCCCACCTCGACTACCGCGACTTCTTCATGGCGTGGCTGAAACGCTTCTACGAGTCCGCGGAAAAAGGGAAACTCTGCATGGGGCAAGCCATGATCCTGGTCGGACCCGTCCACTGCTATAAGACCTTCTTCATCGAGCGCCTCCTCAAGCCGGCGATGGGCGGCTACGCCGACCTTAGTTCCATCGTCTCGGGCGAGGGCAACGGATTCAACGCCGACCTCTTCCAGTCCCCGCTCGCGATCATCGACGACACCAAGGCCGCGGAGAGTGAGGCCCAGACCAACCGCTACTCCTCGGCCATCAAGAAGCTCGTGGCGCACGGCACCCACAAATACCACGAGAAGTATCTGACCCCGATCATGGTCGAATGGCGCGGCCGAGTCGTCATCGCCGCCAACGACGATCCAGTCTCAATCAAAGCGGTCCCCGCTCTCGATATGTCCAACAAGGACAAGATCATCGCGCTCGCCCTCAAGACCTTCGAGGAAGGGCCGACGGTCGACGATCTCAAGGACGTGGAGATCGAACTGCCGGCCTTCCTCGCGTGGCTCAAGGCTTGGGATATCCCCGCCAAATATATCGACGCGGCCAACCGCTACTATGTGATGAGCTACATATCCCCGGAGGTCATGGAGAAGATCGCCGCGGCCAGCCCGTCCGCGGAACTCCGCGACACGATCAACGCTTGGTGGGACCGCCGGGATGGTAATGAATGGGAAGGCACCGCGGTCGAACTCCACCAGTCGTTCAACGATACCTTCGACAATGCGTCCCTGACCCGCCAATGGACGGTGCGCTCGATCGGGCGGCGGTTGGGTGAACTCCAGAGCCAAGGTGACCCGAACGTGGAACTCGTCGCGAAACGCTCGGGCAAAGCGAAACTCTACAAATACCGGCTGACCCGACCGAAGATCGAGCCGGAACCGGAGCCAGAGCCGGAGGTGTTTTAACCATGCACAACGCTGGTGAATTAGAAACGCTCCGCGGCATCTGTCGGCTGGCACTGTGCCCCGAAACCTTGGACGGGGATTGGCAAAACGCCGCTACCGCGTTCTTCGGATTTTGTCGGGACCGGCAGATCAACCCGTTCAGGATCGAACTACCCAAAGAAGAAAAGAAGGGTGACTTCGACTTCAAAATGCCGCAGGGGAAACACAAAGGACGGTCTATGCGCTGGATTGTCGAAAATGACGCGCCCTACGCCGAGTGGTGCGTGGAGAATATGAATTCCGCTTGGATCCGAAACAAATTTATAGAGCTTTTCGAGGAAGCCAGCGTATGAACGCCAAATGGACCGCGAGGTTTATTAACTTAGCCTCGCACGTTGCCACATGGTCCAAGGACCCCAGTAGCCAAGTCGGGGCCGTCATCGTCCGGCCAGACCGCTCGATCGCCTCAGTCGGCTTCAATGGGTTCCCCCGCGGGGTCGAGGATCGGGTGGATAGAATTAGCGATAGATCTGCAAAACTGTTGTTCACTTTGCACGCCGAGATGAATGCCATCCTCGGGGCCAAGGAGCCCCTCCAGGGCCACTCGATCTTTGTCTACCCCTTCCAGCCGTGCGCCCACTGCGCGGCTGCTATCGTCCAAGCAGGCATCAAAGAAGTCTACTGCCCGGAGCACTCGGTTCCCCGATGGGAGGAGAGCTTCGCTGCCGCACGCACCATGTTCCATGAAGCAGGAACCGTGGTTCGGTGGATCTAGTTCGCTAGAACTACCCAAACGCCTCCTCACCTCCTCGCTGGTCGACGGGACAAGCTGCACCGGAAAATGATACATGGTTCCTATGTGCTTATTTAGGGGGAACTATGATATTAGTTCCACCCTAAGTTCCCTCGCATAACCCAATGCCCGATAGGGGCTTATGCCAAAAGGGAACTGAGGAACTCACTTTTCGGGAAAACCCTACTGTCGTGCGCGTCCGCGGGGGACGGATTTCGGGGGTATATAATATATTTTCTATGAGAGAAAGTATAAGGGTAAGTTCCTCAGTTCCCTTTTGACGTAAGTATACTGTCCATCAGCGAGTTAAGTGTGGGAACTATGGGGGGAACTATTAGGGGAACTTTGCATAGTTCCCATCGGGCACCTCGAAGTCAACCCTGCCGGCTGACGATATAGAGCCCGATCTGGGCGAAAGCATATCCGCCCCACACGATCGCCAACGGCCACTTACCGGATAACGCCATCTCAATCGCAACCCAAGCGTAGGCCACGCCGGTCGCCGCGATCAGCCAGCCGGACACTACCAGACCCTCAGATCGCGCTCGGAGAGGATCTCGGCCAGTTTCTCGCGGACCTTGTCGAAGATCGCGTATTCTTCGGCCGAGTGGTCGGCGTACTTGGTCTCGGACTTGAGGTAGTTGAAGAGGTCGTCGACCGCCCATCGCCAATCGGAGCCCTTCCGGGCGTCGGTCAGGGCCTCGTCGTCTTGGGGGAGGTTGAACTCCAGGGTGGCTTTCATAAAGTGGGATTGTTAATATAGCATCACGCCGGGGAGGTTCCTGCCGGCCCCGAGAAAAGTTAATAATTCCATTTTGGGTGAAAAAATTTACAGCCCATGATAATGATAGATCTAGGGGCGAGTCGGGTGCCTGGCCCTGACAGTGGTGGGGTGGGTGGCGGTGTCACAAGGGTTCGGAATCTTTGTGTCCGACAGAGTAATCACCCTCTATTGTGTCACTTTGTATACTTTGCAGCGTTGACCCGGAATCGGTGTAACTCCCTAACAATGCGATGTTTACCACGTTCTTGTCCTCCTGCCTATCGAGGCCAACAATCTTCCCCGCTATCTCTGTAGCAATCTTTACCTTGTCAGCCTTGGCAAGCAGTTGGTCTTCAGGTAGTTGCGAAGCATAGGTAGTCATTCGGCTTCCAATGGTGTGGATATTTTCCCGGATAGCTTCCCGGCGCTCTGCCCAAATGTCCCGCGCTATCTCCGTGCTTTTCTCTGTAATCTGTTCCTTGCGTTCCTTCTCTGTTCCGACGATCGCGTTCCATCCTTTCTTGGAAGCCTTTGCGCGTAAGGTATTTGCGTTGATCCCGAAGCGTTCCGAAAGAGTCGCAACCGGGACGCCTTGAAGGTAGAGACCTTTCACCACGTCCCAATCAACCGGAAGAGAAGCCTTGGGCATTGACCCATATTACTCTGTTATGGTGTTATTTCAACCGAGTGCTGGCCGCTTGTTTATGTAATGAGCAAGAAACACTTCATCAAAATCGCGGCAATGATCCGTGAAACACTCAACGTTGGACGCCGCATCAAAGTCGAAACGCAAGCTGATCCAGTTAAGGCGGAAGACTTCAATCGTGGAGTCGAGTATGCCGCGCATGTTATTGCGAGCAATCTCGCCTTCATCTTCAAGCAAGAAAATCCCCGCTTCGACCGTGCACGGTTCCTTGAAGCGTGCAACGTGAACCACTGAAACAAGAACCTGCTGGCCTCTTAATTACGAACCATGAAAACACTCACTGAAATCGATCGGGAGATCCAAGAGGTGCTCGCCTCCAATGGCGCTCGCAGCCTGCTCAAAGAAACACTCCGCAAAGGTATCACGGTCGACTGCGTCGACGCCTACTATGACGTGCAGTTTGCCGCCGATCTTCTGAAAGAACGCATGAACGCAATCTTGCTGGCCTCTTAATTACGAACCATGAAAACACTACCCTCTCACCTCTTCATCACCTCAGAAGGTGATCTCTTCGACACTCGCAATCCGCATTGGGCTTCGAGCCCGGTCCGGGAAAAGTATCGTTATCACTTCCGGGAGATCAATACTCCCGGGCAGTTGGCGGCGACTCTCCGCGCCGGGGGAGTCACTTTTCCGGGATGCTATCCGCTCTACTTCGTCACGCTCGGCGGCGATGCGATCTCGTTTGAATCGGTCGAAGCGAATCCCGGCCGGTATTTCAGTGAGATCCGGGACGGCGATAGCGACCGGATTATCGGCACCGACATTAACTTCGAGGACGAAAACCTTTACTGCGTCGACTCCGACGAAAAGATCCCATCCGCCTATGGTCCCGGCAACGACGAAGAGTAGTGCTGGCCTCTTAAATACGAACATGAACATCGAAACACTCCAATACGAACAAGACACTGACCCGGCTTATTGCCCGGCGTGCGACAGTGCGGACGCTCAGATCCTCGGGCAACTTGGCAACCGGATTCACCTCCGGTGCCGGGGATGCGGATGGGATTTCAGCTTCGTCCGTGAGCAATCCGAAACCTTCACCTTCAACCAACACTAATCGAAACCATGAACAAATACGGTAAAGCGATCAAAGAAACTGGAAGCAAATCCAAGTTGGCCCGGGCGGCGGCGGAGGTTTTCCGCAACCACGGCGACAACTATCCCGAGGATGGACCGATTAAGCTACCCGACAACGTCATTGACGAGATCGCCAAGGATCTCATCCTCGCCGGGATCCCTTTGAGTGCCGTGCAGGATCTCGACGACCGGCCTTACGAGTTTCTCACCTATGATCTCGCATCGCACATTCACTGGATCTCGCGCCGGTTCCGTAACTCGGGCGGATGGGATCTCCTCGAAAGCGACCACTGAACCCTGAATCACGCACCATGAACCCGGACATCCTAACCAAGGACCAGAGAATCAAACGCACGCGGAAAGTGGCCCGAGTGATCTTGGACTACACGCCCGGCGAAGATGCCGGGACCGGCTTGATTGATTTGCTCACGGACGCCTTGCATCTCTATGGCGAGGAACAGGTCCGGTTCCATCTGGACTGGGCCTTAGAGCATTATCACGCTGAGACCGGGGAAGTGCTGGCCTCTTAGTCTTGACAGTCTTAATCACTTACACGCATAACACCACAAAACCCATGACCAACTACCTTACTCCTCTGAAAGAAATCGTCTCCAACCCGAGTGGTTGGGACTCGCTCGACAACTATGCCGGCGCGATTCCGGAACCTGAGTGGCTTTGCCTACTCACCCAGTCCCGGGACTCGGATTGCCTGACCGAGAGCAACTTTCGTTCGGCGCTCCGGGAACTCGGCGGCGAGAGTGACAACGTATCCATCGACCGGTTTGGCCATTGGGCCTGCGGATGGTGGGAATCGTTGTCGGTCCGCGCCGGGTCCCCGGAGCATGAGAAGGCGAAAGAGATCGCCGATAAGCTCGAAGACTACCCGGTCGTCGACGAAGACGACTTCTCGGAACTCGAAGACGAGACCGCCCAACGAGTGTGGTGCGACTGCTACAGCGACCGCGACCGGGTGCAGTATATCCGGGATCACGGAAACCAATTCGATTTCCACAACTATGCCGACCTCCTTGGTTGCGCCCGGGGCAAATACTTCTCCGGGTATGCCGGGGAACTTCTTCACTAAACGTAATAACACCACACTGCTGGCCTCTTAATTCGATGAACAAATACACCAAACACACTCCCGGGCCTTGGACCGTGAACTCCGAGGGGCAAATCACTGACCTGCAAGGCCGGACGATCGTCCCGAACGTGCACGCGCACAATGTCCCAAGCAACGCATTCCCCCGGGGATCTGGGCAATACGTTGCCGAGGATGACGGTGGCGTTGCCAACGCCCGACTCATCGCCGCCGCCCCCGACCTCCTCGATGCGCTCGAAGAGGCGATCGAAGTGGTTGGAAGTTGGGGAGATGACGGCGACCCATCATGGCTCGAACGGGCTAAATCCGCGATCGCCAAAGTGGGAGGTGCCGAATGAGCAACAACCAACACACTCCCGGCCCTTGGTTTTACGAAGGGCAAAACATCCGCAACGGTGACGGCTTGGACGTTGCAACCGTCGACTCGGAACGATCCACCGAACGCTGCACGTCTGACCGCATACCTCTGAAAGAGTGGACAGCGAACACGCATCTCATCGCCGCCGCGCCCGACCTACTCGCGGCATTAGAAGCGGTCGATGGATATTGGGCTGGCGGGGATGCTCCCGAAGAGTTGGCCGCGCAAATCCGCGCAGCAATCGCCAAGGCCGAAGGAGGTGCCGAATGAAAAACCCAACCCTCGATCACCTCATCGCCGGCCTGGCCCTGCTCCTTGTCTTCATGCAACTCGTCGACTGGATCATCCCGACCTGAGTGCTGGCCTCTTAATTACGAACCCTTAACCCAAACGAAAGAAACCCAAATGAGCTACACCGAAACAATCGACATCGACGGATACCGAGTAGAAATCGCGCAAGACAGCACCCCGGCGAATCCGCTGGAGGAGTTTGACTGCGATCCTCCGACCCTCGTGTATAACGAAGGGCTGACCCGCTACAATAACCCGCCGGACATCAACTACCTCGTGCGGAAGATCCCCGCCGAACAGTTTGCCCGGGGGCAACGTGTCCACTTGATCCGTGAATACCTGAACGTCAGTCTCCGCGAGTTTGTCCAGCATCGCCGGTATTCTGAACTCAGTGTCCGGGATGCCTTCGCCGAACTGTTGGCCGATCAACACCCGGAGCCCGGTTTCCGGTCATGGCCGACTGACTACTTCGAGACCCTCGAATCCTTGGCCAACCTCGCCGGGATCCCCTGCTACTACGCGACAAGCCGGGGCTACTGCCAAGGCCACTCCGCGCTGGTCATTGCCTTTGCGACTCCCGAGTGGGCCGCGAAGGTCGGTGCCCCGGCCGATAGCTGGGCTAGTCAGTGCGAAGGTGCCTTTGACCTCTATACCGCATGGGCATGGGGGGATGTCTATGGCATCGCCTCAATCACTGACCCGGACGGCAACGAAGTGGAAGACGGTTCCGTCTGGGGATTCTATGCCAGCGACCATGAGCAAAGCGGTTTGCTCGATAGCGCCCGGGACTCGATTTCCTACCACAAAAAACAATCCGCGCTCGAAGCGATTGAAGCCTCTGTATGGGCAGCGCGGGATACCGTCACCGTTTGAAGTGCTGGCCTCTTAATTACGAACACTATGAACCCTGAAACCATTAACGCCATAGAGCGAAACATTAACATCGTCTACCGCTGGTGGAGAGACGACGACAAAGAGATTCGTCCCGAGCACGTCGAAGCCTTGGAGGAAGCCGCCGAAGAACGAATCTTTGAAAAACTAGCTGAAGGCTATCGATCCGGGATTTTATCCGACCATATACGATTCGACGACGAAGACCCGGAAGACGGCCAAGAATATAGCGGCTGGTTCGAAATCAACTTCGACAACCAATAAACAAACCATGAACAAACCATGAACAAACCAACACCCATATTAGACGAACTCCGGATCACGGTAGAAGGCGCGGTCGCGCTCTTCGATTCGGAGGCCAACGAAGATCATCCCGACCCGATCGATGATGCGATCGAACTGGTCCGTGAAGCGGAGGAACTTTTGCCGGCAATCCTCGAAGAGCACAAAGAACTCATCGCCTCCCTGCGCGAGTGCGTTGCCCGACTCGAAAGTCTCGACGACCGGCTCCTCAAATCAACCGGCAGTGTCAAAGACTCCGAACTCGGGGAGATCACCCGCGCCCGGGCGCTCCTCGCCAAACTGAAACCATGAACCCCGCAACCCGACTTCAGGAACTACGTGAGGCGATCGAAGAGGAATACATTTCCTATGCTGAGATCATCGAGCTTCAAGACCTCGCGCAATCAAACCCCGAACTGTTTTTCGGTGATCCCCTGCTCGCTGAGTGGGCCGGGATTCCGGAAGGCGACTATCATCAAGTGCTGGCCTCTTAATAGTGAAGACTATGAAAAAGAACCTCATCAAATTCAACATCGGCGACCGGGTGCGTTGCATTACCCGGCCGAGTAAAAACATCCTTGGGGAGCGTCACGAATATGGTGTCGTCGTCCCTTACCGGGGCGAGCATAACCCGAAGTCGCCTCGGATTCGCTGGAACACTGGGTGGGGCTTCAATGTCCCGGCGGACGAGATTGTCCGGATTACCCCGGAAGAGGAGACATTGTTTCCCGAAATACAATTAGCCGACATCGATCGGGCGGTGGCTTCACCACGTATAACTAAACCAATACGTAACACCGTCACAACCACCCATTACATCATCAGTGACAAAGAGGGGATCTGGCTAACCACAACACCGGCACCGAGCGACGAGATCCTTTTTACCACTACCGATAAAACCGAGGCCGAGTATGCCCTTTGCCGGTATCTCTGACTAAGTGCTGGCCTCTTAGAAGTGAACCATGAAAACCAACCTAATCTTCGACACCGCCGCGCAATTCAATGCGACCCATGACTACGACATCGACGCAGCACTGCACCTGACATCGGTCGTCCTGCGTCACGCTCACCTCGTTCAGCTTGCCCGGAAAGAGCAAGCCGACCCGCAACTCACCCTCCCCATCGAAATTGATGGCGAGTAATAACACCACAAAAAGAAACCATAAATACCATGAGCAAGAGAACCATCGAAATCGAAGACACCCTGCAAGAGCGCGTCGACAGTGCGATCGAGGACGTGAAAACCGAACTCATTAGCTACTGCGACGAAAACGAACCGGACAAGCTGCCCGATCTCGGCAACGACCTCGACTACTCGGGGACGATTCACGAGATCGTCGACGGCTCGGTGCCGATTTACAACAACGAGATCCGGGACATATTCTACCTCCACGGATCAGAAGTAGAGGAGGCGTTCGACAACGCCGGCTTCGACAGTAAAGACGACAAAGACTGGCCGCTCGGGTGGAAACCCGCCGCGATTTACAGCTACATCCAAGAGCAAGTCCACGAATGGTATAACGACCATGCCGAGGATGTTTTCGAGGAGTGGCAGGAGAAGCACCGGGCGAAGAAGCTCGCCGGAATCGAAATCTTCGAGGTCACGGCCGGTGACTTCCTCAAGGCCGAGGCCGGGACTTGGCAAGCCGATCGGGTGGCCGAGGAGTTGAAGCGGCTCACCGCGGAACGCGACTACGATCAGGCATGGATCGACGATATGACCGAGCAGATCGCGAAAGCATACGCCGGTTTCTACTGGTGGTCCTGCCAACCGGGATGCCTCCCGGACGGCGAGGCCAATGGCCCCTTCGAGACCCGTGAAGAGGCCGAAGAGGATGTGCTGGCCTCTTAGGCATGACGCACTGAAGCGTTGAACCCTGAACCATGAACCAAGTAGAAAGGACCCAAAACCAATGAAAAAATTCAAATACTACAAAGTGTCCACGACTGACGGCAACGGTCACCAAGGATACACTTACACGACAAGCAAGGCCGAAGCGGAGCGAGCGAAGCAAACCTTTTTCGATATGAGCGAAGGCGACAGTTTCGCAGACGCAGATATCTTCGAAATCGAAGTCGAGCCCACCAAGCGCGGCATCCTCAATGCCTTGCTAGTCCACGCCAGCCACCCCGACAACGGATGATCCAAACATTCGTTTGAACGAGTAATAACTCCGCACTGTCGTATTAACCATGAGCAAACCCGAGACGCGGACCCAAACGCGAGTCGAAGTCACAAAGGACGGTATGCGCTTCCGTCCGCGTCTCGTCACCCATAACCAAAGAAAGAAAGAACCAAACACCATGAACTATAGAGAATTCGATCCCAATAATGCTTGCCTCCCTACCGAGGCTTACCACTATCTGGCCTTGGCCTTGGCCGAGCAGGACAAACCCGCAACCCGCTGGCCCCGCCGCTTTTGGCATTGGCTTATCGGGGCTACCCCGCTCATCGTCGCGGCGGCTTTCCTGCCCTTGGCTGACCCGCCAGCGGATCACCTCATCCCTCTGGCCCATCGGGTCAGCGCCGAGAGTAAGATCCACAGCCTTGTCTGGGTGCAGCCGCTCCCCGGCAAGAGACTGCCGGCACCTCCGACCCTGCCGTCCATTAACGAAAACCCGTATAGCTTCTAACCATGACCCTTCCTGAAAAACCCACTACCGACACCTTTGTCCGCGACCAGATCCGGACCCGGGTCTCCCAGTTCATCAACAAAGCCGCCTGCAAACAATATCTCATGGATTATGCCGACCAGACCCGGCACCACAAATTCAGCCGGGTCGACTCGGAGATCTTCGATGAGCTTAATGCCGTCCTGCGTAAGCACATGCGGACAATCATCAGCCGCAACCCCTCCTTTGGTAAGACCCTCCGATGATACTCCACTTGCCTTGGTTTAATAACGCCATACATTGCTCCTATGCAAGTGACGGTAACCGAGCGGACCTTCGGTCTGAAGGTCAGGGTCAAAGTCGGGGGCGATGCGCTCTCGGCTTGGCGCTCGGCGACCAAGTTCACCGACACCTTATCTACTGACGGGGATGACGACGAATCCGATGCGGGTTGGGCGCTATCCAACGCAAACCGGGCTTTCGTCTGGCTCAAGTCCTGGCCCGAGTCGCGGAGAAAAGGGAACAGCAAGACCCTGACCCATGAGTGCGTCCATGTCGCCATGAGCTTCCTCCGTGACCATGTCCGCGAGGACATCCGCAAAGCCGAAGAGACCTGCTGCTATCTGGTGCAGCACTTGGTCGATGAGATCGAACACAAGCTCAACAACCGGAAGAAATCCCGATGAACAAAGAAAAACTCTGGGCTATTTTCCTGCACAATAATCCCCGGCTCGCTACCGAACCGGAAATGAACCCGGAGGCGCTGCGCCGGTTCTTCGACCTGACATGGAATGCCGCCTACGAGGCCGGGGCCGAGGATATGGCCGAGCGGGAGTGCGAGATCGATGGCGGGGCTCCGGAACAAGCGCAAGCGAAAGCCGATGAAACGGTTGCCGACGCGATCGCCGAAGCGTTGGCTGCATTCCTCGGGCCGGCCGTCGAGACCAAGAAGATCTATGTTAAAAAAGCGAACAAGAAGAAAGCTGACTAAAGAGGAGAGCGACGGCGCACAAGCGTGGAAGAATCGCTTCGTGGAAAGCTACGACCGCGAACTCTCGATCGTCGACAACCTCCGGGTCGCCGTCGGTCTGATCGACCTTTTCAACTACGGCGATGCCAAGTCGATGGTGCAGTCAGTCATCGACCGCCACGACCAAGAGACCAAGGAGTTATTGGCATGATGGAGCCCCGCGACATCACGCTGGTTCTGCTCGTCGCATGGGCCGCTTTTGCCACGGTCATTTTCTTTCGGTATTTTCTATGAAACGTAAAAGCAAAAGCACAGTCAACGCGGCCGGCAATTACACCAAGCCGACGATGAGGAAGCGCCTATTTCAGAAGATCAAATCCGGAAGCAAGGGCGGAGACTCAGGCGAGTGGAGCGCCCGCAAGGCGCAGATGCTCGCCAAACAATACAAAGCCAAAGGCGGAGGCTACCGATGAAGAAGTCGCAGCTTTCGCTCAAGAACTGGACCGCTCAAAAGTGGCGGACTTCGGACGGCTCACCCTCCAAAGGCAAGAAACGCTATCTGCCCGACGCCGCGTGGAAGTCGCTCTCGGCTGGTGAGAAAGCGGCCACCAACCGTGCCAAGGCCAAAGGCAACCGTGCTGGGAAACAGTTCGTCAGACAACCCAAGAAGATCGCCCAAAAGACGGCGCAATACAGATAAGACTATGGCTACATACAAAGGTAAGACGGTAACGCTGTATAAGCCCCGCAAAATGGCTGGCATCACTCCGGCCGCGAAGAAGAAGTCGGTCTTCGTGCCGGGCAAGAAGGCTGGCACCGCGAAGGTCGTCCACTTCGGGGACTCCTCGATGTCGGACTTCACCAAGCACAAGAATCCGAAACGCCGCGCTAGTTTTCGTGCGCGTCACAAGTGTGACACCGCCACGGATAAGACAACCGCTCGATACTATTCGTGTAAATACCTTTGGTGATGAAACCTAAGAAGAGCCGCCAATACGTTTCGGTTTCTTGTCCCGACTGCGGACACCGCCGGCCGATGCGGTCTGACCAGTATGCGAGGACAGTAAAAGCGGATCGCCCTTTTTATTGCTTACCGTGCAGCCAAAACCACAAGGTATACCAAGACACGGCCCGCAAAGTATTTGATTTCGACAAGCTCGACTGGTCCAACAACAAGCGTAACCCGTGGAATCCCCTTTACTCTCGGTGGCAAAAGGTTCACCGGAGGTGCGCCCCAGATTCTTATCATGCTACGTGGTATTACAACACTGGCATTTACGTAGATTCGGTGTGGGCCGAATATGAGCCTTTTCGTAAATGGGCTTTGAAGCACGGATTCAAACCCGAGTTGGAATTAGATCGCATTGATCCATACGGCCCATACTCACCGAAGAATTGCCGATGGGTAACCCACGCGGTCAACTGCAACAACAAGCGCCCTCGCGGTTTCGCCGCGAGTCTCAAGAAGAAAGCCGCGTGACTGTGAGTAATAACACCGCAACCGAATATCCCCGGCTGCACCAGATCGGGTGCAACGTGAAGCGTGAACCGATGGACCATGTTCCGTGGACCGAGTTGGATGCCGCGATCAACGATGCAGGCTTGGACCGTGAACGGTTCAGCGAATTGTTTGGGGTCCAGACGTGCTACGCCCGCGGCCCCTACCCTTGGGACGTGGAAGCCGTGCTTGTACGGATGATGTCCGGACAACTCACCGGCACGCAGAAGTATCGGGATTAGATGATCCACGAGTTCAAAGCACCGATTTCAGTCCACACTCCGCTCGGCCAGGGTGATGCTTTTCTGTTTGTGGACTATGGAATTGTTTCGGCCGGCACTGGGGTAAACTCCGTCTGGGTAGTGCGCCTTCACCATACTGGCATAGTTAAGCACTTCTTCTCCGAGGATATCCGTATCTACGGCAATCCGATGGACGGGCGAGAGTGGGATGTCGAGATACCGGAGGATTGGGTGCAATGATTGACCTGAAGAAAAAGATCGAAGACTTGATCGGCGACGACGAAACCGTGCTCCTCGCCGATGGGTTCGAGGATGCCTTCGTCGGGATTGGCCGTCAGTTCGGCCGGCCGATGGCGGTCTATGACCGGGCGAAGTGCATTCAGATTTTGATGCGCGACGAGATGGATCACGAAGTCGCCGAAGAGTATTTCCAATTCAACGTCGAAGGCGCTTGGGTCGGCGAACAGACTCCAATCTTTTTGGAGGTAAACGAATGATTCCCTTTGTCCATGTCTGTAAACGCGATGAAGGATTTTTCGCGAAGTGGCTGCGTCATGCTCGCGGCCTTGGTCAGTTCCCCGAGATGGTCGTCTGGGCCGAGCCCGGCGTGAAGGTCGACCACAAGATCGACCGCGTCTTTGTATCGCCCTACGGATATCCCGAGGTCTGCACCCACATGTGGCATGAAGCGTGCACCATGTTGCGTGAACCCGTGCTCTACTTGGAGACGGACGCCTGGCCCTGTGCCCCGAACTGGTATGAGGTCTTGGCCGCGGACTACGCACAGCGCGAAAACCCTGCGGCCTTGGTCACTGCATCCTGTCACCCGCCACACGATACGGTCGGCGGGATCGGGATCTACGATGCAAAGAAGCTCCCGCTGCCCAAGACCTACAACGAGTTCCGCACTTGGGTCCGTGAAGGCGCTGCCTTCGACGAATGGATCGGAACCCTCGGACCGGAGTATGTCTCGAAGACTCCACTCATCCGGCACAGTTACGGCATCTACCAAGGGGCCGACCTGATCGGCTACCACGCCTTTGGATCACGGGCGCACTTCGAGAAGATGTGCCGTGGCGCGGCTATCTTCCACAAGGATGCCTATGGCACGGTGTCGAAGTGGGTCGGGCCGGATTCACAGCCTGCTCCCCTGCCCTGCGAGGGCGCGACCCCGCCGGACATGAGTGAAACGAGCAAACACCGCGACTGGTTTTTGCCTTACACGCAGGGTCACGGGATGGATGTCGGCTTCGGCGGCGATGCCCTGACTCCAACGTGTATCACCTTCGACATGCCCCAGCCCTACACCTCGGTCGGGACATCAGCCCAACACCTAGGCGGTGACGCCCGCAAGATTCCGCTTAAAGCCGACACTCTCGACTGGCTCTACAACTCGCACTTGATCGAGGACTTCACCTACGGCGAACAGATCGCGCTCGTGCTTGAATGGATGCGAGTGCTCAAGCCTGGTGGACGTTTGCTTATCCTAGCCCCCGACCAACAGCGGTTCTTGGCCCACTGCGCGGCGACGGGTCAGTCGATCAACGACAACCACAAAGAGGCCGACTACTCACTCAAGACTTTCAAAAAGAAAGTGCTCAAGACCGGCAACATCCGCGCCCGTGTCGTGGCTGAAGAAGACTTCGCCGACTACTCGTGGGGCGTTGTCTTGGAAAAATTATGACTGAAGAAAACACACAATCAATCGATGCCCCCATCCACAGCCACAGCCTGAAAGCCGTGGCGACTTACCTCGGTAAGAAGATCGAAGAGACTAAAAACGAAGGCATGTCCGAGGGCGATGCCCTCCTACAGCAGGTCTTTTTCCAGCAGACGCTTCTTCTTAATGCGATCAATTCCTCGATCAGCCTGTCCAACCAGGTTAATCGCGCTCTCCAGCGGGAGGTCGCGAAGATGAAGGGGGAAGAGCTTCCGGAGGAGCCCCTGCAAGAGGAGTCGAAACTTATTGTGCCAGACCGATTCCGGTGATTTCATCGGGGTAGTCTGCTCTCGTCGTCTAACGGTTAGGACACAGCCCTCTCAAGGCTGCGATACGGGTTCGATTCCCGTCGGGAGTGGTTTCTCATTGAGCCAGCACCAGGATGGGAAGGTGTAGCCTTGGCTGACCTCTTGAGCGACATCCTGCGGCAACCAGATTTTCGCTTTGATCGCGCAGCCACAGACCCCGCATTGGTTGAGCCGTGAAGCATAAGCCGTGGTCCGTGCACCGATCAGGTTGAAGAGCCATTCGGCCAACCCCTTGCACCGCCAGCACCCCTTGACCATTGTGTTCAGGGGACATGAGGCACAGAGCGCGGCCCGGCGTTCGGCTTCGGGTTGATCAACAAGTCCCCTGCCCCTAAGTGCGGAGACCGCGGCTTGGATGAAACGCTTAACGTCCTCCATCGTGAAGTGGGTCTTGAGTGCGTAGTCACCCTCGATGACGTGGCTGCAACTCTCACTGCCGATCGGAAGCTGGGCACAGACAAAGTCTTGGATGTCGGCCGAAGGATCACCCGCCGCAAGACTATTGGACTTACGATGGGTCGCCACCTTCTTGACCAGTTCGCGCAAGGTCGAAGCGGCAAACTCGAAGCCCGTCTCCGGTTGAACATAACGCCAACCGCCGGGCGGGGTCACTCTGGTATCGGTTACTATCATCGATCGGCAAGGATTTCGCGGGGCACGGCCGAGCGGCGGGCTTGGTTGTAGGCGGAGACGCGGTCGTTTTTACCGCGGGACCGAACCAAGTCTATGCTCTGCTTGCTCGCGTCGTAGGGTTTGTATATTCCGGTGGTCACCATTTTGATGGTGTCGCCGCCGAGACCTCCGTCACGGAGGATCGCTTTGGCCCGCTGCACAGACACCCCGAGACGGATCGCGGCGAGGTAGTCCCTGCGAATTGAGTCGATCAGGCTGCGCCGGGCGGCGTTGGACCGAGCATAGCCGTCGATCACGTCGCCGGCCGAGCGGGTGCCTTGGGCGGTGAACTCGCGGTTGAAGAGGGCCGAGGCATCGCGCATCTCGCGCATGAAGCGGGAAGATTTGAACTGGAGTGCCTGCTGCGCGTCGACCGAGGAGACACGCTGGCCGAGTGCGACACTGGAAAGCTCGTTGATGAGGTTGTAGGAACGTCCGGTCTCGCTCTCGATACCGAAGGCGGCTTTACCGATACGCTCGGCGCTGTTCACGGTGCCGGGGACGAAAGGATCGTAGAAGATCTTGCGGGCTACATTGAGACCGATGTTCGCTCCGGTGTCCTGCGGGTTGTAGACCTGACGGCCGGCCGCATCACGGTTCCGCATCACGTCCATGATCGCTCCGGCGAAGATTTGCTCGCTGGTAAAGGGATCAATGGCTTGGCGCACCATGTCCATCGTGCCCTTGAGTAAGATCTCGTCTGCACTGCCGGGACTGCGTATTGAACGCATGAATGCGGTCAAAGGCTTTTTGAAATACTCGTAGGGGTCCAAGAAGCTGACATCGAGAAAGTCGATCTCGCCGTTTGCTTTGCGGAAGAGGACAAGCTGACTGTTCTTCTGCCAGTCGGGCAGGAAGCGGCGGAGGTCTTCTTCGTCTTCTCCGGAAATGCCCGCCATCGCCATAGCGGCGGAGCCGACGGCAAACGGGAGGAAGGCGGCAATAGTCATGCCGCGGACCCGCTTCCAGCCGATTGCTTCGAGTTCTTTGTTGCCCGTGGCTCGGCCTTCTGTGATCTCCTGGCGGGCCAGCTTTTGCAGATTGTAAGTGGTGCGGATGACTTCGCTCGTGAAGGTCACGAACGGGGCAACGAAGGGGAACTTCTTGAGATCCTGCACAATGGCCGGGGCCAGTGAGTAGGTCCAGTGGATGTCCCGGGCGATGACTGCGGCTTTCTCCTTGATCTTGTTGTCGTCCCAGTCAGGAAAGGCTCTCCGGTATTTATCCTGCTCGGCCTCGTAGATCATCACTTTGAACCAGTCGTCACCGGCCGAGTAGGTCTTGACCGCGAAGTCGGCCACCCGCTTGAAGGGATCTCCGACTTTATTCCAAACGAAGTCCCCGAAGTCAGGGCTCCCGGCGCGGCGGCTGGCCGTGAGGAGATCTTCAAGGAGTCCGGTGGTGATCGACTCGCCGACGATACCGCGGCGGATATAGTCGTCGATTTTCACCCGCCACTCGGCGCGGCTCATGTTGCGATATTTCCCGAAGGTGCTGGCCAGCACAGTGTCGGTAGAGTTGGCGAACCGTCGCTTAAAGTCGCCGCTGGTAATATCGTCCAACCCCAAGTTCCCGCCTGCGATTAGTGGCATGTAGTTACCGAAGAAGTTCCGGACCTGGGACGCCACCGATCCGACCGTCTTGGTCGCCATCGAGATGCCGGTCAGCTTCATCAAAGCACGCAGCCAAGCGTAGTGCTCCTCGGTCGAGCCAACCGGGAACATCTTGAAGAGCCCCTCGGCCAGATCCGGATGCACATACATCCCACCAAGAGGTCTCAGTGAAGGATTCTTCTCGGTTGAAATACGGACGTAGCCGGGCGGGTGACGGGTATCGTCGGGGTTGTTCTCACGACTCCAAAGCCAGCCCTCTTGGATACCGAGGTCCCGCAGTTCCTTGAGGAAGTTATCGTTGGCGATGACGCTGGAGAGCTTCATTACCGTCTTGGCATAGTTGACGCTCGGATCTTCGTAGCGACCCCAAAGGGCTTGGATCTCCGGCGCGATGTTGCCGCGCTGGTTGAACATGCTGAGATTCTTCTGCCCGGGGATGCGGCCGGAGAGCACCTCGATCGTCGGGGCCTCTGCGCCGATCGCGAGATAGCCTTCGAGGAGGTTCTCGACCTCGTCGTCGATCACTGAATCGTTGGCGAGTGCTTCGGCGTCGATACGGGAAAGTGTGCGGCCTTCGTCGGCAGCATCAGCGATCAGGTCTTGGGCTTTCGCTTTAGCCAAGCTGTTGCGGATATACTTACGGGCCGCGTCCATGACCTTGGCATCTTTTCGCACACGGTCAGTCCACTGCGGATCATCGAAGATCGCATAGCTACGGTTAAGGTAGGTGCCGAGCGCCTCATCAACTGTGATCGCCAAGTCGCCATTGACCAAACCCTCGTTAGGCAACTGCCGTGAAAGCGACTCGATGTGTGAGGACATCTCGCGGATCGTCGCAGCCAGTTCTTCCGGCAACTGGGCCAGGGCTTGCGTCTGTTTGTTCTGCTTAAAGTTGCGGCGGTTGTCGCGGATGTATTGGTCGCGCTTCTTGGCGGCTTGATTGGTCAACCCGCGAGCCCGCAAATCTTCAATTTCGCCGATCTGCTGCTCGGTGAGCGGGTTGTCCAAGTTACCGAGCGCCGTGTTGATCGTCTCCAGGGGCGGTGTCTCACCTTTGTAGAAATTTTTAATCTGCCGCTCCAACACCCGGGAGAGGTCTTGGATCTTCGACACATCGACTTTGATCGCCATCCGGCTTGAGCGGTAGAGATCGCCGGCCCGCTTATCGAGAAGCTCGTCGACGGCAAACATACCACCGCGGCTGATTGTGCCTCCCGTCGGCGTGCGGCGGGTCACCGGACGCCAGACTCGCCCGCGGGCTCGGGATTCGTTCGGTTGGTCCACCGCGCCACTAGCTGCGTTCGACTGTATGGAAATTTGAACGTCGAAGGGGACCACGACTTTCTTTTTCCCGATCTTGACGGTCTTTACGTTTCCTGGAACGACATCCCAAACACGTTGAACCTCACCATTACGAACGCGCACCCAGGATCCATCGTCCTGTTTCGTGAACTTTAACTCATCGCGGAAGTAGCTGTTGATTTCGGGGATCGTTGAATCTCTTCCCTTAATGTAGGGTTGCGAGGTGACGATTCGTGGGAAGGGCTCCCCAAGATCGACAAGTCCCTCAAGGCGAATGTCGATGTTGAAAAGTTTTTTGTGGGCATTGAGATTCGTGAGGTAGTCAAAAACATTGATCGACTGACCGACCACCCCGCTCCCGGTCACATCCGGATTGGTGTATTTGATGACACGGTTGGTCGGCTTGTCCGAGTGGACTTGGTGCTCGGAACCGTCGCCGATCTTCTTACGGCCATTAATGACCGTGTTCTCAAAACTCTCAGGATCAAGGATGAGCCCTTGCTCTTCGAGGACGTTGATGAGTTCCTCGAACGCAGCCGCGCCTTGGGCACGACGGCGCTGTTCTAATCGTTGATCGGCTTGCCCGCCAGTGTCGGCACGAAACCGGAAGCTCTCGCCTGCGCCGAGATCTCGGCCTCGGTTGGCGGATTCTTGGAGGCGTAGTAAAGCCCTTCCGATGTTCCCTTCAGGGCTTCCCGTTCGCGGTCGTCCTCGAAGGTTTCCTTCGGCATCTTGGTAGATGAGATTCGGGCTTTCACCGACGGCGCGGCTTTCGTTGAGGTCTTCATTTGGTAGAGTCAGTCCTGCTTCGGCTGCGAGTTCGGAAAGCCGGGTAGCTCGAACGCTGTCGGGCCGTCCAGTGTCGCGTCCCGCCAACCGGCTTCTTGCAATAGCCGATCCCACTGTTCGAGCGTAAGCGGCTCGCCCGGCTTCACGGGAATCTTCGTTGCCGAGGAAGTTGCCGGTTCCTTTGTAATATTTTGTTTCATAGTTATTACTTGAGACTAACTCTCTGACGGGCAAAAAGAGCGAGCCGTTCTTATCAAAAATTAAGACACGAGTCCCTCCGTTTTGTTCAATCAAAGTCCGGAATTGGATCCCGGCTGTCTCTAAAATACCACGGGATTGGTCTGCCGTCTGATTTGGGATAAAGACATCATAAAGTCTAGAAGTGCCTTCTGAGTCTCTCAGGAATGGAATTACTTGCTTCTGGTTTCTCAGTGCCCCCTTGAGCGCGGCCATTACCTCTACGTCCTCATACGTCAGTCCCGGAGCATAGTGCTCGGTTACCGTCGTGGGCTCCGCGCCGTCTGCCCAATCTCCGATAGCGTCACTGACTCGGCTTTGATCTAGCCCGAAAACCGTATGAATCCTACTGGCAAACGCCCTGAGTTGCTCTTGCTGCGTTCCAGTCAACGCCGCCCGGGCCTGTGCAAATGTCAGATTCTCCCGTTCATTAGGGGAGACAAACTCCATCGCCACCGCCCGACTCTCCGTCACAGTGTCCGCAGCCAAGGCACCCCGCCAATCCATGAACTCCTCGGGGAGAAGGGCCACCTTCTGCGTGGCAAAAGGACGCTCGGAAGCAGGAACCTTGATCCGTGTTCCGTCAGCCGCGTAGTTGTGAGCCCCATAATTGACCCAGGAATTCTGCCCCCGGGTCTCGGTGGTCAGCGCCCTCTGGGCCAGCGGGGTGAACATCTGGCTGTGCTTGATCCAGGCGTTCTCCTCGCCGCGGGCTCCGAACTGGTAGTCCTCGGCTGCGTGACCGAAGAGATCGTGGATCGCACGCAGCTTGTCATTCATCGTCAGCCCGTCGGCATCGGGCTGGTTGAGGAGCGGGTGCGGTTCACCGCCCGTGAAAAACCACAAGTGTTTGTTATCCCGGACATCGCGCACCATCTCCCGGGAATTGGCGTAGGGTTGCCCCTCGGTTGTCCACGGCTCGAAGGTGACTCCCATCGTATTGATGGCATAGTCCCACTGCTGCTGGATCTCGAAGCCCAGTTGCCGGTAGGCGTCCTGGGTCTCCCGACCTTCATCGAGGACCGGGAGTGCGTCATAAGCCGCAGCGATGCTGCGAGCCCGTTGTTCGTCGACTGGGGCGTAGTGCCCGCGGACTACTTCGCCGAGCCCGTAACGGGCATTGTAGGCACTGACTCCTTCTTGGACGAAGGGGTTTGGCTCGGCGTTGGGCCGAACTGTTTGCCTTTGAACTTGGTCGCCTCCACTTGCGGATCCCATCCCTGGGGTGGTCGCTTGTAGGGCAGGTTGGTTTCTTCTGTCATTGGTTGCTCCTTGGTTAGACAAAGCCTCGCGGCTTTCGTTAGAAATTGCTCTCGATTCTTGGGGGGTCTGGATGGTGACCGGCTCTACAAAATCCCGAAGATCAGGGATTTCCCACCACCTGACTTGCCGCTGCGGGATAAAGGCGGCGTCCCGCATCTGCGGTGTCAGATCACCCGCCCGCATCCCCGTGGGGAAGATGTGCACTGGAACCGGGACGGTTCCGTAAACTTCCCGCACGGCATCGATTCTGGACCGACCTTCATGGTCTTTAATTTTCCAGACACCAGCCGTGTCATCCCAAGTTGCACTGAGGAACGGAGGACCGAGCTTCTCGCCGCGGCTGAGTGCGCCAACAACAAAATCTTTAGTCTCGGTATCGGAAACACCGCCAGGAACGAGACGGCGGAACTCGTCCGGTGTCATGTATTTCACGAACCCGAAGTAATTGATGTCAATTTGGTTCGGAACCTGACCGATCCCTTCACGCGAATCAAAAATGTTTTCGATAGGTGAAGGACTAACCGCCCGACTCATCGTCACCGGATCAGCCAGCGTATCGACATCGGCGTCCGCTTCCTCGACCGTCGCCTCTGCACCCCGTTCCATGTTCCGTGCAGCCATGAACTCTTGCAGCAAGGCTTCACGTTCCGCGGTCGTGCCGGTCAATCCCCGGGCGATGATCTGGTCTTCAATAAAATTGGTTGCTTGGTCGAGGGCGGCGAGATCCTGGGCCAAGGGGTTCGCTCCGATCGGAGGTTTGGCATAGCCCTCGGTCGTGCCTTCGAGAGCACCGAAGGTCGCGGCCCACGCATCTTGGAAAGCGTTGGCCAGCGGGCTCGTCTCCGCGGTCTTCTTGCCAGAGTTGAGATCGACGATGTCGCCCCAAGCCTCGGCCACGGGTCCGGACAGCGAGGTCTTCTTGCCTTTGGTCTTGGCTTTACCGAGCCCGAGTTGCAGGGCGAGCTTGAGAAATTCCGGACTCTCCATGAGACCGCGTGCGGTCTCCTCGGCATTGACCAGATAGGCAAAGCGGCGATCGGCATCGGCTCCGACCACGTTCGGGTTGGAGAGGTCATCGACCTGACGGCTCAACTGCGCCAGTGTTGTGGGGTTATTACCCGCGGGGACTTCGAGACCGTTGGTCCGGGCGACAGCCTTGAGCATTCGCACACGGAAGGCTTCGATTCCTTTGATCGCGGCCTTCTCGACGGTGTTGAGTTTTTCCAGTCTGGCGAACTTTGTTTTGGAGAACACATGGGCGATCTCGTGCAACATGGTCAGCCCGATGTCATCGGCCTCATGCCAGTTATCGAGGTTGAGCACGACCGAGTAGCGGCCGACTGGCGAAGTCGCGTTCTCGTCGACTCCGAGCACACCGGCCCAAGAGGTCCGCGTCTGTCCGGTCACAAGATCGAACGCCCGTGCCCGGGCTTCTTTGCCGGCTTGTTTGCGGGTGCGCCCCGACTCACCGCCGAAAGCATACGTCTCCACGCCACCCGGAGTGGTCACCTCGAAGACACCCTCACCTTCCTCGCCTTGAACTTCCTGCACCCGAGCCCGCACTTCTTCACCGCGCAAAGGCTGGGTCGCGAAGTTGCGGCGGAAGATACCGACCTGCATCGCGATGTCATCAATGTTGAGACCGAACCGCTGACCCTGGCTCAAGACGACCTTGGCAATCATCCGCATGAACGCCGGTCGGTCGCCATCTTGCGCCATGAACTCAAGCGCGGCCTTCGGACCTTCGAAGATCCGGCTACGCACGGCCTCTTGGGCATTGCGGCGGATCGCATCGATCCGCTCACGGTTGGCCATGTAACTGGAAAATTCCTCTTGGTATCCGGCGACGAGTTCTTCAACTGATCGACCCATCAGGTCGGCCATGTTCGCCTCGGTCGCGGCGACAACGCGGCGTCCCTTGGTCGCGGCGAGAGCGTCGAGGGTGGTCGAGACTGCTTGGTAGATCTTCTCGACGACTGCCTCAGAGAGGCCGGCGACTAGACTGCGGTCGCCGATGAAGGAGCCGACGAAGGCTCGCCTCGCGGTGCTGGCGTTCCGTTGGTCAGGAGTTCCTCCCAGGCCAAGTCCTCCACCAGATCCAGCGGGTCCAGCCGGAACAGTTCCGGTTTGGCCATCATCAGTTCGGCCCACACGGTTACGTCCCCGTTGAGTGCCCGCTCGATTACGTCCTCGCCCACGGCTTTCTGTAGGCCCTCCGGCAGCGACCGGTTGCGCTCCAGTAGTCCGCCCACGAAGATCGTTAGCATTTGCGGGTTGTCCCGAAAGTATTTCTGAACCTTGTTGGGTTCCTTGGTTGATTTGGTCATAGGTTTTATTCCCTTGGAGATACTCTAGCAGTTCTTCGACACGTTGCTGGTCGCTTTCGCTCAATTCTTCTCCGCGGAGATGGTCTTTAAGAAGGTCGTCATCCTCTTCACTCAGGCGAGAACGGCGCTCCCGAGCATCCATCGCGGCATCGCTGGTCCGCTCGGCAAACCTCTCAGCCGGAGTCTGTTGGGGCCGCGCATCTCCGGTCGTCCCCGCGGCGAGATCGGCTTCTGCCGCCCGCTGGTTACGTCCGGTCCGGACCGCCGATTTCTTGGCGCTCTGCGCCTTGGTCATCGCCGTCTTGATCGGGCTGAAATCTCCGTAGCTCTGCCAACGCTTCACGATCGGCTCGACCGCGGCCGATGCCTGTGCTGCGGTTTGCCCCGAGGCCACGAGTTCCTCGGTGATCTGACGCGCTGCTTCCTGCACATCGCGACCGGTATCGGCTCCCGTCTCGTTCTCCTGATTGCTCTCGAAGATATCGAGCATCCGGCTGTTGAACTTTTTGAAGAGCGCGAGATCGCGCACCGGAGGCACACCCTTCTTATCGCGGCCGGCCACCTGTTCGATGATCGAGGCATCGGCTTCGTCGGAAGCCATCGCTTTGGCCTCGGGATCGAGGTCGCTGCGACGATCAATGAACCGTGCAGCCCGTGCCCGTGCATCGCCGACAAAGAACTGGTCGGCCTCGTCGAGGCTTTCCAGCTTTGACTGCACCGAACCAACGGTTTTGCCCGCGCTCTCTTTCTGTGTCTGCTTGCCCTTGCGAGCCCGCTCACTGCGAAGTAAACGCTCGGGTGAGTTGAAATAGATATTGTCAAAACCTCCCGGGCCGGTGTTCTCCCCGTTCACCGAAAAGTCATAGGCGGCATCTCCGCGGCGATAGGTGTTGCCGTTGTAGACGACCTTAGTCACGACGTTGGCGGTCTGACCGTTCTTCATCGTGCGCGGCTCCACTTGCACACCTTCGGGAAGATTCTGAAGCTGGTCATCCGGCACCGGGACATCGAGTCCGAGGTTCATCTGACGCACCGTGGTGAAGAGGTTCTTCATCCACTTGCCGAAGTTTACGACTTCTTTGACCCCGGGCTCACCTTCCTTGTCGAAGTAGCGCACCTCGCCCGGCACCTTGTTCGTCTTGCCGGGGTTGGCGTAGAGACCATCGTCGAAGAACGCCTCTTGCGGCTGACCTTCTTGGTAAGGTGTCCCAAAGACGCGCTCGGCTTTCGCCTTGGTCGGCTTCGGTCCGAGCACCGAATTAACGGCAACATCGACCGGTGACTGCTTCGGCGTGGGCTGCTTGAACATCCCGAGCCGGTTGTATTGCTGCGGGGTAAAGACGAGCTTCTCTTGGTTGCCCTCGGCATCCGGCTCGGTCACCACGACCACGTTGCCATTCGGACGGCGGGCTTCGAAAGTCGCACCGAACGAAAGCGAGTCATCGGCTTTCTCATCCGAGAGGTAGACCGTCACCTTGTCCTTGGGTTGCAGGCTCTCGACAAATTGGCGCGACTGATCCGGAGGACGGTTGACCGTTTGCTGTGCGACTTTGACCTGCTCGACTTTGGTATCGGCGATCGTCTGCTTGCTCTTCTGAATCTCCGCATCGAGTGCCGTCGCTTCGGCCGGCGCTTTGCTTAAAGTGTCTTCGACCTGAACGAGCTTTTGATACAGCGGCTCGGTCAGCGTGCTCTTGGCTTCCGGTGCCAGGTCCCGGCGCTCGATCTCCCCGATCGAACTCTCCAGCGTGGTCCGCGCATCTCGCAGCAAGGTCACCGCATTGCGGTCCAGTGTCTCAGCGGTCTCCGCTGCTTGGTCCACGATCGAGACTTCAGGGCGGGCCAGTGCCGCCTTGGAAATTTCCTCCGCGCCCATCGTTGCGAGATCGGGCATCGGTGTCGGTTGTTCGACCGGCGGAGTCTGCACTGCCGGGATCGAAGTAGCAGTTAGACGAGTCAGCGCAGGGGCCGCAACGATCTCGACTTCGCTCTCCGCAGGAACTTCGACCTCCGTGCCATCATTGGCCCGCAGCAAAAACCTTGCACCGTCTTGGGCCAGTGACCCCTCGTAGCCATTGAACCGCACATTGGAACCAACCGCCTGACCAGCCGGCGTCATGTCCGGACCATCATCAAGCACCGATTCCGTGGCCGGGGTGCGCGGTTTAGGTTTCTGGACCGGGGTGCGTTTTACCTGCGTCGATCCGACCTCATCGTCATCGAAGAACCCAAGGGCTTTCTGTGCCAGAGCTTTTTCCGATCGGGTCGGGAGATTGAGATACTCGACACCATTAAGCAGCGAGAACACTTCACCCTGCGGAGTTGAAAACCTCGGCAACCCAGAAAACTTTTGTGGATCAGGGTTAAAGATCGCGACCTTGCCTTCGTCATTACGGCGAAAATCAAAACCCCCAACAACCTTCGGCTCCGACCAGTTACTCTCAAGGACTGTGAGTGGTTGGCCCGACGCCGGATCCTCCGGGATGTTGACTAGTGTCTGCTGTGTAGTCCGGCGCAACTTCTCCGCCGTCTGCGGAGCCAGTGCTTCGATGACACTGCCAGCGCCACCCAAAGCACCGCCGACTGTGGCCCCCGCCAGAGCGGCAATCCGCCGCTCCCGTTCCGCTTCCGGCGTTCCGACCACTTCCTCGATCGTCCGGTTCGGATCGGCCGCACCGAGAGCGGCTTGCTCCAATCCGGTCTGCACATACTCGGTGCCACCTTCCAAGGTTGCCGCAGCAGGAAGACCAACACCAACGCTTCGGGCCACCCGGCCAGGAAATGAAATCCCTGTGGCTGTATCGACACCCTCTGCTGCCGCCCGTCCCGTCTTCGTGAAAGGCTTGAGAAATTTCCCCGCGATAAAGACCTCACCCAAAGTATCGAGTGCAGCCCCAGGAACAGCAAACGCTGCCGCTGCCAAGGCATCCCCTTCACCCGTCTCTTGGGCGATCTGACCGAAGCTCCCGCCCGCGATCTGGCCAAAGTTGGCGGCATAAGCACCTCCGATAGCTCCTCGGGTAGCTGCTTTATTGATGAGTTCAGCCCCCTCACCGAGAAGCATTCTTTTCGCGACCATCCCGGCCACTTCTTTTTCCGCGACATCTTTGGCCAACCCCGCAGTCACCCGCTTGCCAATCTCATTGGCCACAATTTTCTTCGCCACCGTCTTCGCGGCAAAACCACCGACGCCACCACCGACGGCCGAGACAAGTAACTGCGGGATCTGCTCACCAAGTAACCCAGCCGCATAAGTCGCCGCATCCCCCAGCCCGCCAATCTCCTCGAAGGGATCCTGCACAGTCGCTTGGTTCTGCGCGGCCTCCTCCATCTTACGGACGTAATTATCCAGCCCGAACTCCTCGATTCCCTCCACCCCGAGCGCCTGCCCCATGAGCCCGACCAACCCGTAGCCGAGACCTTGGGTCTGGTCGACACCGCGATCTAAACCAGTCGAGAACTCTTCGCGGAGGGTGCGTTCGGGCGCGGGATTCAGGATCGTCCCGCGTAGAGCAACCCTCGAAGCAAACTCCTCTAAGGGAACAACCACGTCTTCCTCTTCACTTGAAGAAGCACTGGGGGGTGGAGTGGTTCCGGGCGGACGCGCCGAAAGGCGGTAGAAATCTTCTACTGGGATTATTACATCCTCGGAAGTCTCAGTTGCCGCATCATCCTCAAGGTCATACCAAGCCATTGGTAAAGGTAGCTGTTAAGAGGTTATTACGCAACGCGATCACTTGGAGTCTTCGTCTTCTTCCTCGGATCCGGTCAACTCATTAGTGAAATCCCTCAACCAGCGTGCAGGAACACCTACGCCGGGGATGGCAGTCACGTCGCCGCTCGCCACGCTTTTTGCACCTTGATATAGAGTGTTGGCTGCAAATTCGTTGGCTTTTCGCAAGCCCTCGACAGATCCGCGCACAGCGTCTTTAGCCAGCCGAGCCACCCCGCGACCGCTCGCATCGTATCCCCGACCTGCGAGTCCCAGCGCCAAGCCGCCACCTTCAGCGTCACCTTTTCTAAGCAACTCATACTTAAAAGTCTCTGCCGGCATTAGCTCACCGCTTTGTGACACCACAAGTAATCCGGGCGACTTCTCGGCTCGGGCCGCTACGTCACGATTGATTGCTGAGATGTTGACTCCTTTTTCACTGGTGTGCTCAAGTTCCAAGTCACGAATGTTCACAACTTTACCCTCTACACTCGGGGTGCGAGCGAGCACTGCTCGCAGACCAACTAGCGTCTCGTTATTTTTGGCGAGCCTCTCCTCGATCGCGTCCCCGTCGTAGACTGTCCCGTCCGGAGCAGTATATCTTCCGGCTTTTTTAGCAGCTTGGAGTAGATTGTTTTCATCCAGAAGTCCGAGCGCATTGTTGAGTTCATTTTTTGGCTGTGCTATGCCGGCTTGCTCCAGCACTGCCTGCGCCTCTTCAGGTCTGCCTAACTCTATCAATCGTTGGGCAACGGTAGTTGCTTTGTCGGCCATAGCTAAGTCTACAGTGGGGGTTTTCGAGGAAACGTCTTGCCCGACTTTCCAGTCAGTAGTCTGAACCCGACGGTTTTCCTCCGCCGCTTTGCGGGCTACACTCTCGGCTTCCGATAACGTCAGGCCAAAGACCGGCGCATAGTTGTTGGCGAAGCCGTTGTTCCAATCATCGATAAGTTGTTTGCGGTCGGCCGACTTCATCGCACCACTGACGCGGCGGCTAAAGTCCAGATAGTCTTGGGAGAAGCCGCGCCACACTTGGTTGACTAAATCATCGGGCAGACCTTGAGGCTGTTCAGCGGTAGTAGCTTGGGTTCCCCCAGAGGCTTGCCTTTGCGCGATCTCCATCTCCCGAGCTTGCTCTTGGCGGAGCCCACCGGAATCCGGGAGATCGTCAAACACCGTCCGATTGGCCGGAGTCAAAAGATCAAAACTCCCGCCGTAAGATTCCGCCACGGGGGTTCTTAGATCAGCCTCTTGTGCCCGGCTGAGATCCACCGTCGCTCCCGCAGGGGCGGCAGGATTATTCGACAGAGAAGCAAACATTTCTTGGGCTTGCCGTGTTTGGGCATCGGGATCGTTCACCGCTTGAGCGTTGGGGGTGAACGCTTCGGCTGGTTGGGTCCGCATCTGTCTCCAACGAGAACGAGCCTCGTCGTAGATGTCACTGACATCATCGCCCTGCTTACGCCCATACTCTTGGGCTACGAATTGTTCGAAAGGTGTCATTCGTCTCCAGTAAGTCCACTCCCAAGGGTCTTACCGCCACCGCCACTTGCGGCTGCGCGACCCCCGCTTTGGTAAGACTTAATTAGGTCCGCGACTCCGCCACCGTAGCGACTAGTGGGTGCCGCCGGAGCATTGTTACCCCCACCCCCACTACCACTCCCACCAGATCTCAGCAGACGACGGCGCTCCTCGATGTCTTCAGTTTGAAGTTTATTGACGAGCGTCAGACGCTCGGTGTCGTAAGCGAGTTTCTTGAGATTAAACTCAGCCTCGGCCCGTTTCTGCGGAAGCAAAATTTGAGCAAGCTCGTTTTCCAAATCCATCTTCTCCTGCGCCCGCTGATTCTCCTGCGCGTCATTAAACGCGGTCTGGAACGTAGCCGCAGGGTTCCAGCCCCACGGAACGGGGTCCGGGGCTGCGATGGGATAACTTCTGAGCCAAGATTCAGCCATAATTATGCTCCTGTCCCCGCCCCGTAGTCGAAATTATTGAACCCATAGGGGTTACTCGCTTGTCTGTTAACGATACTACTGGCCAGATTCCCAAACACGGTCATCCCCGAGTTAATCGCTGACCCCACCAAGTTTTGATTGGTCGTTACTTGTGAGGCTTTCCAAGCGTTGTTGTTGGCCCAGTTAGCCATTGTGGCGTCTGCCATTGTTGCAGCACCGGCTGTTCTGGCTGCGTTCATCGCGTCAAACACTCCTGTGCGGACGCCTACGGCCGTCCCCAATACCTTGTCGCGAGCGTTGATTCGTGCAGCCCTGTCTTGATAAATGGCGTTAGCTTTGGTGCCAAAAATACTATTGGCCACATTTGCGTTTGTGCTGGCGATTGAGCGTTCTGTGTTGAGATTCTCCCCGTAAACGGTCTGCCGACTTTGGAAGTTACGGTCCCAGATGTTAGTCAGCCTATTGCTGTTTCTGGCTGTCCTCTCGGAAATGTTGTCTCGCCGCGCATCGAAGCCCAGTCGATTGGTATCAAGTTGTGACTGAAGCACATTGGAGGCGATGCCAAGATCCCCACGCACCCGATCGCCGATCCGGCCCAAGTTACTGTCGAGAGTCGTTTTGAATGCGCTTTGTCTCTGATCTCGATCGCTGGCTGCGGTATCTATCGACGCACGCATCAGCGAATCTTGACCGGAACGCATTTCACCAAACAGACCAAGTGCTTGGGTCCCCAGTCCGGCCACACGAGTGTCGTAGTTGAGTCGACGCTGGTCCTCATACATCTTGGTTCCTTGCTGCATCAGATCCATCGAAGTCAGTCCCAGGTCACGGGCAGTCAACCCGCGTCCCATTTGACTTGAAGCACCGAAGCCCCCCTGCAAAGCACGCATCGCGCTCGACTTGGCCACGTTCGCTTGCACGTCGGCCGAGATCTGACCACTCATCATCGCGGCAGCGTTGTTGTCGACAATGGCGGCAAGCTCTTGGGCGCGTGGGTCAGCTTCGGCGATAAGCCGTTGATTGGTGTCAAAGATGCTCTTCGTCAACGAATCAAGTGTCGCGGCGGCGTTGTCGGCCGAAATAAAAGATTCAAACTTCCCGAGTGCTTCGTCGGCTCTCCCCCGAAAAGTATCCCCCAGACTGATACTTTTGGAATCGAAGTCGTTGATTGTCTGGAGAGCCTCTTGGTCTCCTTTTTGGACTACGTCGGACGCCCGCGAGTCGAATTCGTCGGTGACCGCTTGGGATCGGACATTGAAGTCGTTGAGTGCTGCGGAAAATTCTTCTCTGTCTTGGGTGTCTAGAAGTGAAGACGCCTCGTTAAGATCTCGGGTGATCTTATCTAGGTCCTCCTGCAATAAAGCATCTTCTTGTTCTTGGGCTCCTCTAAGAGTGTCGCTATACCCCTTGATACGGTCCAAAAGTTTTTGCTCTTCGGCATCAAGCTCTTTGGCTCCGCTCGCTACTAGTCCGTCTACGTTGGCTACAAACTCGTCGGTAAGCCGTGTAATTTCCGGAACTAGCGGTGGCGGTTTGTTTCCTTTCCCATACGCCGCGTTACGGATAGCCCGAACATTATCATCAGCGATACGTTGAAGGTCTGCCAGAGGCACTTGAGTCGGGGAACTTCCGCCGCCGCCACCACCACCACCAAACAAACCTGCTTGGCCTGCTATCCCCGCCCCAACGCCTAGTGCGCTAACTCCTACGCCTACTGCTGCCCAAGACATACGCAGTTTCTCCTCTCTAATGAAGTTTGAAGGCGTGGATTGTGGTGTTTTTCGATGATTCGCTCTTCGATCTCTTCGACCGTTTTCTCTTCAGCCACATGAAAAGTCGCCCAAATCGTGTCTTCATGGACAAACAACACTCTCCTAGTCCCAGGTTTCGTTATTCCTAGATATGGGGCCTGATATAGCACTGAACCTTCATTGGCAGACCATACCGAGACAGACCCCTTCAAAAGAACAAATGGGTGCTCCGTCTTATGGATCTTGCTAGTCAAAACAGCACCAGCCGGCATGTGGATCTCGCGAATATACATCCCTTCGGTGAATCGATGGACCACCGGAAATTGCTCGCAGTTAAGCACGCCGCCGTTTTCTGCAATTCGTTCTTCGAGTTTATCGACGAAGTCGTCGGTCGCCTCCCTTAACTCCTCGGGCGTCAGATCTTCACATGATGGTAATACAAGGCTCATTGTGCGGTTATTACTATATCACCTAAATTGAAGAACGCGACGGGTGTGGGCGGCTCCGCGGTTTCCGGTAAAGTTTTGTTGGGCGATCTGGCTGGCCAGCATCTCCTTGGCCTTCTCGATATGGGGGGTGATTTGCTCGCCGCCCAGGAGAATCCCCTTGGTCGCCTCGTAGATCGCTTGGTAGTTGCGAAGATACATTTTCTCCGCATCCGTGGTATGGGGAATAAAGCGGCGTTTGGCCAAGATCCGGACCACCGGAACCACGTTGGGTAGCGTAATCCAATATTTCCGCTTGAGGAAACCGTCGGACGGATCAATCCCCTCGCCGCGGTCGACCGCGCCTTCACGCCACTTGTCGTCCGTCTCACGGTATCCGGTGCCACCGCGAATCCACTCGTTGAGCCGATCGTGCACGGGCTTGGGATCGCCGTCGAAAGACATGTAGAGAATCGTCTCAACCTCACGAGGCAGGAAGAACTCGCCCGTGGCATTCACTGAAAGAGTATACTCGGCCACGGTGCCGACCCACTTGCCGGCGAACATCAGTTGCTCCTCGGCCGCGTTGACCATGCGCTTCACGGCGGAGTTCGAGAGTCGGTAAGCCTCGGGCAGTTCCAGCCCGATCCGGCCCCAGTGGTAGCCGAAGCTGTCATTAGCCGAAGCGAGCAACGCTTCACGGGTCGAGCGACGGGCGGCTTCGATCGCAGTCATCACATCGCGTTCGACCGCAGCTAGGGCTTGCTGCTTGAGCGCGGTCGCCACTTCCGGCTGTCCGGCCGAGGTCGCCAGATAGCTTTCGACCAGGATCTTCCGCTGCTCGTAGGTCGGTGTCGGTGCGGTGCCGTTGTAGTCTTCGCGGCGTTGGAGGAAATCTTGCTGCGCCCCGATCTCGGTCGAAGCCTGGGACAAATAGGTGGTCAACCGTGCCGTCGGGATCGTGACCCCGTTGGGTAGTTCATTGTGCAGCTTGCCCTCGTCGCCGGCCGCAGCCCGACGGGCCGCTTCGACTTGGGCCATCAAGTCACGCTCGATCAACGCTTGGCCTTCGGCTTTGAGCGCCGACGCGGCTTCGATTTGACCAGCCCCGGACGCGACATAGCTTTCCACGAATTTTTTCCGCACTTCATAGGTAAAAGGATTTGGTTTGGTTCCGCTCGAATAGTTCTCACGGCGGGCCAAGAAGTCCCAGTGAGCGCCAGCCTCGGCGGCAGCTTGGCTCAGATACTCGTTGATTCTAGCTGTGGCGATCCGCACACCCTCGGGGAGTTCGTTGTGTAGACGCCCCGCCTCTCCGGCCGTAGCACGGCGTGCGGCTTCGACATTCTGCATCAAGTCACGCTCAATAATGGAGAACGCTTCCTGCTTTTTGGCGTTGGCTACATCAACCGTGCCGCCCAAAGTGGCGATATAGGATTCGACCAAAGGCTTGAGCACCTCGTAAGCGAACGGATTGGGCTTCGCTCCACTGGAGTAATCCTCACGGCGGGCCAGAAAGTCGTAGTGCGTTCCCGCCTCGGTCGCTGCCTGGGAGAGATACGTGGTCAGGCGTGCCGTCGGAATTTGCAAACCTCCGGGCAGTTCATTGTGGAGCCGCCCTTCGGTTCCAGCCGCATCGCGCCGAGTCTGCTCAACCAAGGTCGTCACATTGCGGTCAATCAACTCGAAGGCTTGCGTCTTGAGCCCCGTGCCATCGCCACCTGCATCAGTAACGATCAACGACAGGGTCAGGAGTCGGACGACTTCTACCGGAAGAAGCGTGTTGAAAATTGCCACATCAGAAGTCAGGGCTGTGTAAGTAAGCGGTGTCCTCGACTTATCCTCGCGGCGGCTGACAAAGTTGTGCTGGTCGATCGCTTGCTGGTAAGCCTGATTGATGAGGCTCTTGATCCGACCTTCAGGCAAGCGGTATTGGACGAGGGTCTCAAGGCCGACACGCCCTGTCAGTCCGCCAAAGGTATTCTGCCCGTTATTTGTCGCAAGCGTCTGGAACGTCGAACGGCGAGCCCGCTCGACCTCGTTCATCAAGTTGCGCTCGATGTAGGAGTTGGCCTTGGTTTCCAACCCCGTTGCCAGTTCAAGTTGGTTATTCTCCTCGCGCCAGAGCGCCAAGATCATCGACTTGGTCGCATCCAAGTTGTCTAGGATGAGGCTACCCGTAGCGGGGTTACCAGTCGTGCCGCCTGCGTTCCAAGTCAGCAAGGCTTTCTCCATCTCCTCGCGGCGGGAGAGGAAGTTGTAGTGGTCGATCAGCCTACGCTGGGCCTCGTCAATCCTCTGGTCGATACGCGCCGTGTCGGTCACCGCCACGCCATTATCGACGTAGGGTGCAAGCAAGTTACGCGCTTCGAGGTAAGTCGCCATTTACTGAATTCTTGCCCAAGTGCTTGCTGCAACTTTCTGCCATGCTACTCCGGAAGTAGCCGCCACGTTTGGTGAACCAAATGATGTAGAGTAAACCGTTTGGCTCGTCGCGGTAACCGTCAGCGTGGTAACTGCACTTCTGGCAAAAACCCGCAAAGTCTGCCCGACCACACTTGTCGCATTTGTCGGCAACACAACGGTCAAGTTTGCGATGGTTCCAGAGTGATCCAGAAAAAGGGTTTCATCTTGCCCCCCGGAATTGAAATTAATGGTAGCACCCGTGGCAGGTGTGGCCACTGTAACTGTAGGACGATTCTTCTTCGCCTCGGGGGCCGTGAGGTAGGACGCAAACGTATCGAGCAACGACTGGGGGTCGTTGGGATACTTGGTTCCGTTGGGGAGTGTTCCTGGGATGAGTGCCATAACTTAGAATGCGGTTAATACAAAATCTCTATCGATGCGCGTTCCAGCGGTGTTTCTTAAAATGACAAAACAAGATACATCACCTATACCACTCTTGGATGTAACACTGGGGTAGAGCGAGCCGACAATAGGTATACAGATTGAGGGGTCAGGACCGCCTCCTTGAGCGCCAGCGTCAGGTAGTCCATTATGTGATGGGGTGACAGTAGCGGAGCTTAACAGTATCCGACTCCCTTGTGCGTTATTAAAACGAATCCAGTATAATCCCAATGAATCCTTTAATACAACGACGGTTCCCCCGTATCCATTTAGAGATTGCGAGTTACGAATAGTGCCATTTGCAAATACTTGAACAAATCCTTTAGCTACTAAACCGTTTAGTTTTTCTTGCGTGACATTTCCGTTCTCGATCTTCGCCGTGGTAATAGCCCCATCCGATACTGTTGAAGCAGTCCCAGCACTGGCAGCATAATTAACACTGAAGTTAGACGGGTTATAGACGTAATGACTACTACCGTCGTTCCCTCCCCACAGCCAGGTTGGTTGACCTCCTTGACCGGACCAAAAGAAAGTCATCGCCGTGCCGTTTGCTCCTCCTTGGGATAGCGTGCTCGCTTTAGTAGCCAAGGTTGCAGTGTTTGCGTTTCCGTTCAAAGCTGCCGTCACAGTTCCAGCAGAAAAGTTTCCTGACGCATCGCGGGCTACGATGGCGTTTGCCGTATTCGCGCTGGTCGCCGTGGTCGCGGAGTTGGAAACTTTGCCAGCGGTAGAAATCGTCGCCAGTTTTGTATCAACAATGCCAGCATCACTTTTGATGTCCGCGTTGACGATCGTGTCTGCGGTGATTGCGGACGCAATCGCTATGTTAGCCGAACCGTTGAACGACGTTGCTGTTCCCGTGACATCACCACTGATAGCGATAGTCCGAGCCGTATGAAGCGTGGTTGCAGTTCCAGCGTTGCCAGTGACATTGCCCGTCAGGTCTCCGGTAAACCCTCCACTCACGCCAAGCGTGCCTGTGATCGTCGTATTTCCTGCGGCCAGAGTGCCTGTCGTCGTAATGTTTCCGCTGGTATTGATGGCGGTCGACCCACCGATTGTGCCATCGGTTATAGCTCCACCACCGACTTTGCCGCCCGTTGTAATCTTAGCCAGTTTGCCGTCCTCGATCCCCGCTGCTGCCACGATCTTCTCCTTGGTGATTGCTCCGTCCGGAATAAGGTTCTGGGTCTCAAGCTGACGGATCAAGGAGCCTCGGCGGATAACCACAGTGTCATTTATCTGCGGCGTCCCACCGGGAGTTTTGGTATTAAACATCGCTTCCTCGACTTGGGCTACCGAAGTCTTCAGCGTGTCCCCGTTCTTGTTCACGACAAATTCATCGGTGGCTGAAAGCGATCCTGTAATAGGGTCTAACGCGCCGATTTTCTTGTCAGAGGTATAGGAGGTGGCCATTGTTCTTAAATTACGCGGTTATTACTGGATGAGCAACTGGTTGCCCTCGTCATCCAAAAGGAGTTCGTGGTCGGGGGAAGTCTGAATCTGGAGGGCGTAGCCGTCAGGCAAGTCGTTCCAAGAATTCTGGTCGGCCTCGATGTCAGTATCCAATGTTCTCAGGATTTTCGGGTCGGCGCTCATAAGGATCCTCCGTTTACGGCTTCGACGACTTTCTGACCATGTAACATGAGTCGGCCGAGTCGGGCATGTCCGGCCCACTCAACCCGCAGAGTGAAGTCGTGTCCCAAGTAGGCGGGCACGTCGGTTGCCAAGTTGGCGGTCCTAGGCGGGGTCGGGAAGCGAACTTGGGGAGCATAGCCGCGAGAATAGTTGAGAAGCTGCGGGGGATCGGGGTCGTAAGCCGAGGCGGTGTTGGCCTGTTCCAACTGGGCTCCCCAGACGTAGGCTCCAGCGAATCCATCGCCCGCGTAAGTCGCACCTCCCGCGGAAGTGGCCAAACCAATCACGCATTCGGTTGTCCCCGCGGTGTTGGTCGTGGCGGTGATCGAGCAGCGATACCAGCCATTATCGAGAGCTTCGATACGTGCGGTCGTTCCGGCGCTGGCATTACTCGCTGTTCCGGCAATCCCGCTCAGATGGAACCATGCTTCCCTGTTGGCGCTGAAAGCCGAGCCTGTGCTGTTCATCCGCAGATAAATACGGTCACGCTCGTCGGGTTTGGCGTAGATAGAAAAAGTGTAGGCGGCACCGGAGACCAGAGTCGGGCTGGTGTCAGTCGCCGTATGAACGCCGTTGGTTGTCGTGTCAACCAGTTTGTCGGCATCAATCAGTTCCCCGAGCGGGTTGGGCACTTGGTCAACTACCACCGTGGCATTGGTCTTGGTCCAAACCGCGTTGTCGATCGCCTCGGTGTAGAAAAGTAAATTCTTATCTTGAAGCAGGAACTCTGTAACGAAGTTGCGCTGAAACGTCTGCCATGTCGTGAAGTTCGGGTAGTCATCGGGCCGGTAAGCCAGCGATGAAGTGAAAATATTGTCCGGCCCACCGCCGATGTCATCGAACCACAAGTCACAGCGCAGCAACTTCTTGAGGCTCATGTTGTCTCTAAAATCGTAAGCCTTGGTTACGATGCTGGCGTTGATGATCCTCGGACCTTCGATCGGAGTATCGTATTCGTCGTTACGAGTGATCTCCCAGATCTCATTGCGGCGACCCGTCTCGTCTTCATGCAGACAGATAGCGAAACACTTGGGCTCACCGTCGAACGTGCCCTGAAGAAGTTTGTAGATGCGAAGGCCGGTCCAGACACCATCGAACACCGCAGCGGCTTTTCCACGTCCGGTGGAAACAGACTGGAAGTCGAGGACGGCGATACCGTCGTAAAGTGTCGGAATAGGCTCGGCAGCAAACTCATCAGCCTGAGTTTGGTTGGCCGCACGGCGCGGGTATTGCTTGGGGAGACACGTCATTAAAAGACGGTTGTCGAAGTTGGCGAAGGTTACTCCGTCGAGCATCCACTGGGTATCCTGCTTGAGCACGGGATCAATCTCCGCACTCACTGGGGTCAGACCATAGTTGTCAGCCTCGGCCCTGGCGTTCCGGTAGGTGCGGATGCCGTTGCCTTCTCTGCTGCGGAAGAACAAGTCACCGTTGACCGGAATGACGCTGTCGCTGGTCGATCCAATATTGTCGAAAAGCACGCGCTGGAATCCTTGGGTATTCTTCCATTGATCGCGGGGGGCAGAGACTTGGAAGGTCACCGCACCGCGCTCGCAGAAGGCGATCAAGTCGCCTTGTCCGGTCGACGTGTCCTGCACCGGAAGAAAGACAAGCCCTGTAATCCGGCCGAGTTTGCCGGTCGGGGCGAAGCTGCCACCTTCGTTGAGGAATGTATTCTCGGTAAATCGAAGAAGGTCGCTGTCTTGCCCCGCATTGAATCGGCTGACAAAGCCCCCGCTGCCCGCGCTGGTCACTGCAACAGGAATTGTAAACGTAGTCGTGCTCGGTGCCGTCGCTACGGTGTAAGTCGAATTGATCGGCGGCGTGCTGCTGTGACCTTGAATCGTGATCTGGTCACCCGCGACAAAGCCGTGGGCGCTGGCGGTCGTGATGACGCTCGGATTGGCCGCGCTCGAACTGGTGATCGCCACGTTGGTCGTGGAGCCGCCAAACACCAAGTCGCCAGCAATAATTTCGGCTCCTTCGTTCACTGCGACAAAGAGCCGCCCTTGCCCGTAAGACATCTGTTTCCCGATCGGGATAACTTGCAATCCGTAGTAACTGGCCCGGCGGAGCACGTAGCCGTCATAGACCCGAGGCTCGTCTTTCCCCGTCTGAATGACGACGAACTTTTCCGCTTGGGTCATGTAGACCGGAACGTCAGCGGAGATCTCATCCGTCGAGTTGAGCAAGTAGCATGAGGCGTTTTCAAAGTTCAGCGCGTAGATCTTGCCGTCGGCCACAACGATCATCTGGGCGGGGTTTCCCTCGCGGGGGTCTTGGTAGACGATTGCGCCTTGGATCAGGGTCGCCCCAATAATGTCGGAGACGCGATTCCGGCTGGTGTCTCCATCGATCAAGTCGTCCTGATAAGTAGAGTCGACATCCCGGCGTGCTGTGATCGTGCCGGTGACTGATCCAGTCTCGGACGTTGGGAAAGTGTAGGAATTCGCATCGACGATCGTGATCCGATGGGTGCCGTTGATCCCTGCCGGAGTAGCCCCTGCGATCGTCACTTGGTCTTTGTTGTCGTAACCGTGGGCCATGGCCGAGACTGTCGCTTTACCACCAGCAATCGTAATCGTCACCGTCTGCACAGGACGCGGATTGCGCCAGTAGGTCGGCGGGATCTCACGAAACCCAGGACGGGTCTTCGGTCCGTTGCCGCCGCGGAAGGTGACGTTAGTGGCATACCAAGCGGCTTCGCTTGGTGTTTGCGGCGGCTCCTTGGAGCCGTCCATCCCCGCAGGAAGGCCGCGGAAGCCGTCGATCAATCTTTCGGTGTCGGCGATCATCTTAGTGGAGGTCGACCCAAGCAGTATCCGTGCGGACTTGAAGTTTGTTTGTCGTGCTGTTGTAGACCATGAGCCCGGCTGGGGGGCTGGTGATGGCGTCTCGCTGGGTGGTTGTCATGCGCGGAGGGAGAAAACCTTGGGTTGTGCTGGTGATATCCAGCATCGCCTTTGAGTTAGGGGTTGATGTTCCGATGCCGACGTTACCAGCACCGATCGGCTCGATGGTCACGCCTGCCTGCCCGCCCACTACACACCGGCCAATCTCAGAATAAATCCCCGGAAATCCCCAAGCGGCACCTACGCGCAACTGCCCAGCTTGTTCGGCATCTCGGAAATAATTACGACCACCAAGCCCCTCTATTTGAACATTATCCAGATAAAGCCTCCTGCCACTAAAATCACCACCATCATTCCGAAGGACAACGGTCCCCGGAATATTGCTGGAGGTTGCGGGTATATCCACCGCTTGAACCTCCGGTTACTCGGTCATTCCGGCGCGGATGGCTTCATCGAAGCCCATCTCTTCACCAGCGGCTTCGGCTTCAGCCTCGGGAGCTTCCTCGGCAGCACCTTCAACGGGAAGACCGTCAACGGCGACCAAGGTGAGTCCGTCAGCTTCGAGGCGCAGGGTAGCCAGCGCGTCAAAAGTGGAGCCTTCGGTCACGCCATCGGGCGGAACCATACCTTCGGGAATAGGGAATTTCATAATGATTGGTTTTCTTGATCGACGTTACTTTAATGCAGCGCCTCTGGCACCCCGGGAGCCGAAGCTCCCAGAGTGATGTGAGGTGCTACCTCTTAGTAGCAAGCGACCAAGTCGAGGGCACGCTGGCAGCGGCGGTGGCGAACCACGAAGCCGAGGTCAGGGCGCTCCACTTTCGGGCCGTAGGCGAACAGCGCACGGAAGAACCCTGAGTTTCCATCGACGTTGCAGTCGCGGTCAGGGATGTTCCGCCAGACGAATTCACCGGTCCAGCTATACTGGGGGTTATACTTCATCGGGCTGGCTGCTTTCGGCTTGGGCACAAGAACCTTCAACACGTCAGCGTGATAAATCACGGTGTCAGTGAATTGGGCGTTCTTATACGCATCCGAAACTTCCCACTTGTGACCCTTCGTCGTCGGCTGTGACGCGAACGGCTGACGGCGAACCCATGCACCGCCGACGAAGTCGTAACGGGGCGGGAATTCAACCGTGAAGAAGCGGTAGCCGCGATACACACCGGAGAGACCGGGCGCTCCGAGCATCGGGGACTGGGTCTCCGATCCTTCGAAAGCGTAACGGAAGTCGTCACGGGTGTTAGCGTCTTGGCGCTTGAGGTCATGGAACGTGAAACGCTCGCCGACTGCCGCATAAATCGGGGTCATCTCGTCAACACGAGCGAACGGATTCATGCTGCCGCCATTGTAACCAAGCTGCTGGTAGATCTCTTCGAGGATCCCCCAGGTCAGTTTAGAAGTGGCGGGTGTGACAGGGAAGGTATCCGTGCCGGACGGGAGGTTCGCGGCTGCAACCATTTTGGTGCCGCAAGCCGTGATATACTCGTCCTGATAAGCATTGGTCCAAACCCATTTCGTGTTCTCGGAAAGAACGCGAACGATGTTTTTGACCTGATCTTCGACCTGCCAAGCGAACTGAAGATCGTCCAGACAGATGTCGGGCGAGTTCAGCGCGGCCTTTTTGAGGCTGGTCTGGCGCAGGGTGATGCCGAAGTTGTCGATGTTCTGACCGGCGACTTGGCACTGACCACCCGCTTCGCCGTCCGAAGACTCCCATGCATTGAAAGTGACGGGGCTGGACGAGAGCGTGCGCTCGTAGATGGGATAACTATATTCCGTTCCTTGCCCGTCCATCCACTGCTCACGCGGCAGATACTTCAGGTAGAAATCGGAGTTGATGATGTTCTTCGAGACATTGTTCCGGATAAGGCCGGCATGTTCCACGAAGAGAGCTTCAATATTATTGCAAGGCATAATGCTTGTTTTTCTCCTAATTTGTGGGGTTATTACTTTGCCTTGATCGGGAGACGCACATGCGGTCCGAGGCTAGTAACAACACCACGATTTTGCTTTTCTCTTCCCGTCGCGGATCGGGCTTCCTCGCGAACCTAACTTTTCTGATTTCTACCGGATGATTGCCGCTACCCGTAAACGTGAGACTAAGTTACGCTCAGTTAAGGGGTTGTCAAATTACGGGATTATTATAAAAGCAAAGGGAGGGGGCAAAATGTCCCCCTCCCTCGCGTCCGGTCACCGAAGTTTCCGGAGGGATTTTAAGATAACCCTGACTTGATCGCCGAGAAGAAGTCCTCGTGCTCGACCTTTTCCTCTTGGCCGCTGCCCACGATTGGGTCGGCTGCTCCCCCACCCGCACCAGGCTTCGCGCTCTGGTATTTCGAGAGGGTCTTGTTTAGCTCGGCCGTCTTGGCGAACAACTGCTGCACCAGACCATAGAGGAACGGTGAGGCTGCGGCCCGGAGAGCGACTTCGGCCCGTGCTTGGTCGTTGTCGGCCACCGTGCTCCAATCCAGTCCCGTGGCGAATTGCTCGATCTCCCCGATCTTCTGGTTCCACGCATCGTCGCCTTCACGGCGGCGGAAGAGCGGAGCTTTCTCGGAAACATCGCCCCAGATCTTCTCAAGGGCTCCCCGATACTGCTTGTTGCGCTGCTCGATGAACGCATTCTGCTGCTCGGTGTGATGTTCTTGGATCTTCTCCAGGGCGAGCTTCGCATTATGGCGCACCTTGTTGGCGATGCCTTCGACCTTCTGCCATTCTTCCGCCATCGCGTAGAAGCGCATCCGGTCGCGGTCATTCATGCCGCTGGCCATATCGACGAGTAGCTCGGTCTGCTTCTCCGGATCAGCTTCGGCAAACGCCACACGGGCGTCGGCCTCACGAAACTCATACTTCTTGGCGAAGGATTCGAGTTGCCCGTTGATCCGTTCACGCGGCACCGCGACCGCATCTTTGAATTCCTTGGTCGCCTCGACCCGCGCAATTTGAAGCTCGCGCTCGTAGGCATCGACCGTTTCACGGAGAGCTTTGACCTCGTCGGGTGCGACATCGGTCGACTTCTTCTCCAGTTCGGCCACCTTGGCTTCGAGTTCCTCGCGGCGACGGCGCTCTTCTTTGAGTGCCTTACGCTGCTCGGCCCACTTCTTCGTGGCACCTTCGGTCATCGCCCCTTCGGGAGGTGCGTCGTCCGGCTCCGGCTTGGCCTCGGCTTTCTTCGGTCCGCCCAGGAGTTCAGCCAAAGCATCGGCATCGGCCGTGGCCGGGGCTTCTGCTTTGGTCGGTTCCGCAACGGGTTCCGTCTTAGGTGCTTCGGTTTTGGTCTCGGGAGCCTTGGGGGCTTCCGCCTTGGGTGCCTCGGGCGTGGGAGCGCCGATCGAGTTGAAGGCTTCCGACAGCGAACGAGCCGCGTCGAAAGTCATAGTGCCACCGGCTTCGGAAAGTTCCGGAGTGACAGTGGGTTGTGTTTGGTTGTCCGACGCCGGGGCGGACGGGTTACTCGGCGTATTGGTTTCTGCCATAAATTATTCGTCGACCAAGTTCGGCATCAGATCCTTGGTGGACGGGACGACCTTGATCGGGGTCGCCAAGGCTTCGAGGGAACGCAGCGCGTGGAAGAACCCTTCGCGGCGGGCGTTTTGCAGGGCGTTGAAAATTAGAAAGTCGACATCGCTCGGCACCGGCATCTCGGTCGGCTCTCCCAGATCGCGGAGCACATCCAAGGCGGCTTGCATCGAGGGGTGGCGCAGCACTTCGGCGAGTCCGCCTTGTAGGAGTTCGTTGCGGCGAAATGAGTTTAGATTGTGTTTCATAAAGTGGTTGCGGCGTTATTACGCCTTGCTCGGATGAATCCGCAGGAAGGCACGAGCCAACGAGACGTTGCGCTTCTTGAGCCAAACCCCGTCGCCCGTCTCGGAGTCACGGTCACCGCGGCCATTGGTATTGCCTTCGACTACATCGATCGTCCGAGCCCCCACCCCGACCACGATCCCTGTATGGGAGAAGTCAAAGACGACGATGTCCCCCACCACAGCCTTGGCCGATTCGGGTAGCACGGTCACGGTGTTCGGACGCTTCTTGGCCCACTCGATCAGACCGAAAGCCAGTGCCGTGGTCGGTCGCCATTTCGCAGGCGAGCTATGCTTCAAGCCGAGCCACTCCTTCGCTTCAGGATACCCGAGCCACTGCTGCACGCACCAATCGACAAACGCCGCGCACCAAGGCCAGGGTCCGGGCGGCAAGCTCGATGCGGCTTGGTAGACGCGGATCTTGGCCCCGCGGTTATTGCCACCCGATTCACGCACTCCCACTTGGGACATCGCGACATCCGCCAGCTTTTGAATCATACTACTCAGGCTTAACCACTTTTTTCCCGTCGCCCGGCTCGACCGAGACCGTCACCCTTTTATTGAGGAAGTCGTAGCCGAACCCGATTTTCGGGGTCACGCAGCCGGTGAGGAGCAAAGCCACCGCAGCGACCGCGTATTTCATTTGCGGGAGAACTTCGCGACGATGTCGGCGACCGCCTTGAGCGTCTTCTCCGGCTGCTCGCCGGGGATGAGCGCGAAGATCGCGATCAAGGCGAGGATGAGGCCGTAGGCCGCTCCGAGGATTTCCAGCCAATTAAGCTGGCTGACGATTTGGATGATGTTGGTGATGTCCATATTATGTTGTGTGGTTATTACTATCGTTGCAAAATTGCCGCCCGCAACCCGTCCATGATGAAAGCCGAGAGCGCCCCGATCGCGGCGGCGATCCCGTAGATCGTCGACTTGGTATTCTCCAAGTGCTTGAGCCGGTCGTCATGTTTTTCGAACGATCTCCGGAAGGACTCCTGGTGCTCCAAGATCAGGTCGACCTTGGTCTCAAGCCGCGCCAGTCTTTCACCATCGAAGCTCATCGACAGAGATTCTTCCTTCCGTCGGCGAGAACCGTCGGGGGCCAACATGTTGAGCGGGTCGGAGACATTCATTGTTAATATGCTTCTGGATCAGGACTCCTGCAACTGAGGCTCACATTAGCTATTCAGTGCGTTCATGGCCGACTGGACAGCGGCTTCAAAAGTGACGCTGGGATTCGGCCAGTCGTTACGCGGCGTCGGATTGGCGGCGAACATGGCGAGGATCTGCTGCAAGTAGGCTTCGACGGCGTTTAGCTCGGCGCATGTTTTGCCTGCGGCGATGAGTGATTGGCGCAAATACAAAAGTGTGGGCTGGCGGTCGCCTGCGAGGCCGACACTACGGAGGTGTTCTTCGGCGGTAATCATCTCGGCTTCCAGCTTTATTTGGTTGACCTCTTCTGGCGTGGGTTGTTGTCCCAATGTAGAGTGCCATCTGACAATTTTGTCATTCACTACTTGCCATAGTTGCAGCGGACCAACTATGCCGTTTCGCTGCCGAACTATAACACACACCTTTTTGTAAAAATCGCTCATAATTGCACTCCAGTGAACCAACTAACTCCGTTGTCAGACCTGACAGCGGCATTCTGATCGCCAAAAAAGTTCACTCTTACGGTTACTACATCGTTTTCCTCCATAGGTATGATTCCAAATACCTGTGCCTGTCCTTGCGTCCCGTCAAAAGTTCCTGTGTAAAAAGCTCGCACTCTCAGATTGTTAACGTAAATCCCAAGCTCAACCTGCGTATCCGAAGGAAGATCGTAATAGATTGCGGCGTTAAAGGCATACAGGCCCGCCTTTCCTGTTGGCACGACAAAACGATTATTTGCCACGTCAAATCCTCCAGTCGTATCGAATCCTGAGTTTGCCCACTGAACTAAACCTGCATTAGATCCTGTAGCAGGTTCGCGACTGAAGCCTCCTGAAGATCCCGTAGCCGCAAGCTGCCCTCCCGAAATGCTCAAGCCGCCGCCAATCGAAGTCCACTTGAGGTCATAATTAGAGTCTGAATCTGGAACAACGGCTAACACTTGGTTCGGGCCATTTGGCGGACTCAAAGATTGCAAACAGCCCTGATTTGCGACAGTCATGGAATTAGTCCACGAATAATTCCACACTGGCGTCACCGATTTTTGGCTAACCGCGCTTGGGCCACCCCCCGTTATTTGGGAAAGCAAAGCGATGCTCACGTAATCGCCGTCGCTATTTGAAGTAGTTTGGACAATCTTAAAACTACTCAAGTGACCCCCAGTTGTAGGTCGGAAAGAGAAATTTATAGTCGGACCCAATACCGCAGTCTGCGCGATTAAGTTTGCCGTGGCGAAACTGCTTGTAGTTGCGGTCCAGAGTTCAAGCTGCTCTGGGCCGGAAGCTGCATTTCCAGTGGAAGGATAATCAACAACATAAGCGTATTGCGTTCCGCCTGCGGTGAAAAACTGCATTACCTTGCGCGAACCTCCTCCTTGCACCGGAACAGTGCCGCCTGACTGTGCAAACTGAGGCGCGGTAGGCTGGCCTGTCGGAGAGGTGACGCCAATATTGTCGTAAGAATAATATCGCCTCAACGTAGCCAGTGCTTGGCTACCAAAATACGGCAAAGTCGGGCTGTAACGCAGCGTTACAAAGACTTGATCGTTATTGTCGGAGGCCGACCATTCAAGTTGGTTCTGGAAATACTTGAGGTTTAATTGATTGTCTCTTGACGGTTTCAGCACGAGTGTGCCGCCTAACTGAACACGCGGTATGCTTGTTCTAATGTCAGGTAGACCTAAACGAAACAGTTGGGCAAAATCTTCGTCCAGATTAAAATATGGAACCGGAGTCGTGGCGCTAAATTCTGGCGGATCGAACGTGGTGGTGGCAACCGCACTGTCCAGCTTGTTTTTATCGGCAACCGAAAGAAACCCGGCTGCTAACGCGGTTGCGTCGGGGTGGGTATGAACCGTCGGAGCAGCGCCAACATCAGTCGCGTCGAGTGTGACCGCGCCGGTCTCGCCGTTGACCGAAGTCACTGGGTAGTCGCCGCCATATTCCCAGTCTGTCGCCAGCCCAGCATTGTTGCGTCGAATATAAATACCCGCTTGCCGTCTGTTTACCAGCCAGACGCCGGTAGAATCCCGCACGAGATATGCGGCCCCGATGGCAGGATCGCCGACCGTAACGGGTAAATCGGCAAAGGTGGGGACTTCACCCTCGAAAACTACGGTGCCCCCTCCCGACCCAACGAGATCGAGGTTTCCGGTAAAGGGGTTGAAGCTCCAACTCATCTAGCTCTTCAGAACTCGGGTGAGATTAGTTCCGGTGTAGGAGAAGTTGCGGGTCTCGACGATCTGGCCGTTCAACTTATACTCTACCTTCGTCAGGTTGCTCCCCGCGTAGGTAAGCGCAATGTCGTCCCAGGTCGGGTTGGTGCCGTAGAGCACCGAATTGATCTTCTGGAGCGACCGCTCGGTGTAGTCCTCACGCAGGGGCGTGTCTCCTTCTGGATAATAAGCTGGCATATTATTACTTAATACTCCGGTTCACGGACCTCGGCAACACGGCCAGGTTACTGGAGTGGTTGCTCATTCCGTTTTTATGGTGCACGTCCTTGCCGTCGCCTTTAGAGACGCGGCCGGCACGCTCCATCTTACGACGGGCGGCGTTGCGCTGGGCACGACGCTTCTTCTGCTCGGGGGACGAGTGGTAAAGATATTCCTGTGCGTAGTCTCTTGGCATAGGTCACATCGGTTGCGCCGGACCAATCTTCGCAGCGGTCTGGGCATCTTTGAGGGCGAGATCCTGCATCGTCTTGGCTTGCTTGGTCTGCATATCGACTTGGTGCTTCTCGATCTGCATCTGGAGCTTCGCTCTGCGTTCGGCCAAGTCGGCTTGGGCCTTCGGACTTAGCATCTGGGCATCGGCCAACTGACGCTCCATGTCGGCGATGCGAGCTTGCTCGGCTTCGATGGCGCGAGCTTGCTCGGCCTCTTGGGCTTTGGCTTGCTGCTCGGCGGCGGCTTGCAACTCATCGGCGAGTCGCTGGCCGGAAGCGTTCAACTGCTGGAACCGTTGGCGCATGAGCCCAATCTGGTCCTGACGGGCAACATCGGGAGCGAGCAATTCCAAGTGTTCACCGAGATGCGGCAACATCGTCTGGTAAGCGGCGAGCGCGGCGGCAGGGTCGGCCTGACCTTGCGAGATCGCTTGGTCGAGACCGTCGAGCGCCGTCAGGTGACGCGAAGCGTGGATGAAGTGGTTCTCGCCGGAGGAGACGGGCAGCGCCGTGCCAGCCGACATCGTGGCATTCTCCAAGAGCGCGATCTTGTCATCGATCGGGGTGCGGAGCGTGGTCGCAGGCGAGGGCAGATAGCGGTCGACCACTTCCTGCCCAAAGCGGGCGGCAATGCGGTCGCGCAAGAGATTGACCCGACCCATCTCGTCCAAGGAACCGAAGATCTGCATCGTCTCATCGATAGCGGCCGAGCGCATCCCAGGGCTTCCGTAACCAATGGCGCGAACGGGCTCGACTGTAGAGAAACGATGGATCGCTTCGGTCGGCACTCCGCGGGCCAAGCAACGCCTCTTGAAGTCGACGGCTTCGCGACCGCCGGGTTCATTGGCAGCATAATCACGAGCCGCGAGTCGGCGGTAGGCTTCCCGAAGGAGACGTTTCCACGGGTGGTAGAAAAGATTGATCGCCGCGGCACCGAGCACGGCTTCTTGCTGCAACTGGGCACGAACCTCATACGCAGTGCGGCTTTGACCATCCGGAGTGATCGAGCGGGACTGGTAGCCGATCGTCCGGTTCTGCATGTTCATGGTGAGGTCGTTCAAGACCGGCATGAGGTTCTGGTTGTAGTTCGGGATCGCCTTCTCGACGATCTTCAGCCCCGGAGGAAAGAGTGCGTAGGGGCCGTAGTAGGAAAGGGTCAGGTCTTCGAGGGCGCGGGAACCATTGTCGCCGGGCTGGACGATCAGGGCCGAGGAGAGCAACGCACCATCGACCATGCCGCAGCGCAGACGATTCAAAAGCTGGATGTGTGGATACACCTTGTATCCAAGCCCGCGGATGCCGTGGTAGGTGCCGTTGCCGACGCCATAGCAAAAAGTAACGAAGCAATTCGTCGGGGCGGCGAAACGATTCGGGCGCTTGAAGAGGAAGTCCTCTTCCTTGGCGTTCTCGTCCGAGCCGATCGGATCCTTGAGGAACATGAGGTGACTGACCTTGCCGTCGAACTCGCGCACCCACATGTGGACGACATGGACTTTCTTGCCACGGCTATTGCCGTAAAGGAGGTCGTTATTTTTAAGTTCGACTTCGAGCTTCTCCCACTCGCCGGCCTCTTGAAACGAACTGTCGCGGCAAGCGCGGATCAACGCCTGTTTCACCATCTTCACGTTCCATCCGAGGTCTTTAGCCACGGAGGGATCTTCGATGAATTTGTAAAGCTGGTGGGCTTGGTATTCGCGATCAACCGTGGCGACCTCGATCTCCCACTCGGAAGCGCGTGTTCCACGCGGCAACCGGAACTCGGAGAGCCCGGCCACACGCCAACGCCAGTCGACCTCGTCCTCAAAATAACAAACCCCGACGCCATGCGAGACGAACTGGTCGGCAAGCATCTGGTGATTGAACTCGAATTCCTGCCACTCTTTGAGGGTCCGCGTGAATTCCTCGGCGAGGATGCGCTCCCACTCGACCTTCTGCTCGGGGGAACCGTAATCGATCGAGATACGAGCCAAGACATCGACGGACGATGTGAGGTCGTAGTATCCGGCGAGGGCTTGTTCTTTCAGGGCGGCAGCTTCGCCGAAATCGAGGTTCGTGCGCTCACCTTGGCCCATCTCGATGAGGTCTTGCTGATTGAAGGGGGCGGCACCATTGAACATCGCGTCAACTAGGGCGCGGTTTTTACTGGAGCCTTGGTCGGAATCCTTGATCGCTTTGTAGATCGATCGAGCCGAATTGACGTTGTCGACGCGCATCTTCGGAGCCTTTCCGTTTTCGTCGAGGCCGAGGATTTCAAGAGGGGCTAGTTCGGAATTTGTCATTTTTGCAGGGCTTCGATAAGTGAGCCGTCTTTACAACCGTGGACGACGGCGGCGTTGGTCGGCACAGGGCCGTAGACCGATTTGTCGTCGATCGGATCGCAGTAGATGCGCCCGTCTTCATCGATCTCGTAGTTCTTGGTGCGCCAGTTGTTGTGTATCAACTGTGATACCGCGGTGTTCGGGCGCATCTCGTGGCGGAGGTAAACGTCGAAGGGCTCGACATTCGGGCCGTCGTCGGTGCGGACATAGCTCCACAAGAGCGAGCGGGTCGGAAAGTCAGCCGGATAGACACAGGTGCCGATGACATGCTCGCCGTCGACTTTGACGAATTCGCCGGTCTTACGATCCAGCATCCGGGTCACTTGGGTGGCTCCCAAGAAAGGCTTCTGGGCTTGGTTGTATTCGGTCTCGATCGCGTCGAGCCAATCCTCGCGGATCGGGGTGTTGTCGGCCTCGAACCAATACCAAGTGTCCTTATTCCCGCTGTGCTGGAGGTGGCGCACGGTGCGAGCCCAAAGGTGGTTGGCCGATTGGGGCCAGCCGAGTTCGCACTCGCTATCAGGAATAAAGAGATCGGCCGAGGCAAAGCTCGGGGCCAGGCTCTCTTTCAAAGAGGCGGCTTCGTCTTTCGTATTGTAGGCCCCGACGACGAGCAGCTTGTGCCGGGAAAGGTTCCCCAAAAGGGCCATGTGCCCGGCCAGCTTGGTGGCGAGCTTGAGGTCGACTTGGGAAACAGGCAGGACGAGGAGCATGGTTTACGGAGTTATTACTTTAACACAGTGTCGAGCAAATCCCAATTATCGGGCTGACGGTGCAGCCGCGGCGAATAGCAAATCTTCTTCCTCTTCTTAATCTCGTCAAATCGCCAGAGGACGAACTGCTTCAAGTCGGGGAGCCAAGCGGCGAGAATCTGGAAGTCGCCGCGAGCATAAGCCTTCTTGGTTTTCTTACCGCGGCTCGTCATCACTCCGTAGTTATTGCGGTGCGGGTTAAAGGTCGCGGTTTTTACCTGAACACTGATGGGTCGTTTCGGGGGACGGAGAATAACGAGGTCGGCGGCATGGGCATGACCGAGCGGCACGTAGACTTTCCAGCCACGCCCATCGGCTTCATAAATAAACCTCACCTCGGCCGAGGTGCCTTTTTCACAGTCAGTCATGCAGCAACGGCGTGGACTAGAGGAGCCACTTTGCCGAAGATTTCAAAAGTCGAGTTGCGCCGGACGAGATGCGGTATGCGGAGGGCGTTTTGCCGATCGACCTCTTGAGCCGCTTGTTCTTCGGTGGAATGGCGGTCGGTCTTGTAGAGGTGGCGGGTCGCGGCACGGTGGCTCTTGAGCGTGACACGCTCGCCCGTGCTGCGTGAGACCACTTGCCAATCTCCGGGCGGGAGCACATTGCGGTCGACATCCGGCGGAGGAATGAACGGCGGGATCTCAAAGTGGGATATCCCACCGTCATAACAATAGGTGCCGTCTTTTCGCGGGTAGAGACAGTCCGGCGTCCAAAGGCAGGTCTCCTGGATGAAGGGCACCCCGAGACCAATGGCCAAGCCCATCGGGGATGACTGGTTGCCGATGAAAAGATCAGACCCCGCAATCAGCTTGGCTAGTTCGAGGTAGTCGTTGGTCACGGCATATTCCGCGTGGACTGAGGTCACTTTGCGGAGTTCTTCGACCTCCTGCGGCAACCCGACAAAGAGCATCTTCGTGCCGAGCTTTTCGCCTATGAGATCCCACCGGAAGTAAGGGTTGTGGTAGCGCGGACTGCGGTGACAGACGACCCGTCCCCGAGCCCGCACCGAGGGGGAAACTTTCAGCCAAGGATCGGGCACCGCGTTGGCGCTGACCCAATCACTTTGCAGTTCCATCAAGCTGACCCCGTAGATCAACCCACCATTACGAAAGGTGGAGAAATTAACGCAGTGCTCGTTGGCTGGCGCATCCCCGTGAATCACCTTGCCGACGTAGTCCTGGGCTTCCAAAAGCGGACGCAACACCGCCGCCCGTTGCTCGGTCATCTTCGCCGTCCAAGGCCGCGAGTTGAGATACAGATTCCCGCGCCCGAGTTCCCTCATCGAGGGCAGCGCGTAGAGGACATCCCCTAAGTCTCCGGAGTGGAAATAATTCACGGGGTCTTCTGGATGCCGCGCATCACTGACTTGATGAAATCGGGCGATTCCTTCTCCTCAAGCATCGCAGCAATCCGAGCCGCCTCGGCCTTCTGCTCCGGAGTAACGCCCGGCACTTTATCGACCCCGATCCGCGAAATGATCGACTTCTTGAACGCAAGATCATCTTCCGCGTAAGCCTTGCTCGCTTCGTCCTTGCCGAACTCTTTTTTGCGCCACTCCTGCTGCTCTTCAGAAAGCTCGAACTCAGGCGTGTATCCAGTCTCTTCCATCAAGTGCCGGGCCGCTTCGATTTTGAGAAGACCCTGCATCTTGTTCGGGTCGGCCATGTTACGGTTGAACGGGTTGGCCACGATTACCCGCGGCTCTTTGGGGTCACTTCCATTGAGTCCTGCGCCCCACGCCAAACCAGCGGTATTTGTATTCTTGCGGAACCACTCGGTCAGCCCGAGTTCGTCGGCTGTCTTGACCGGATACCCGTATGAAGTTCCCAGCGGCATTATACCCAATCGTCGTTAGCTTCTTCGCGTGTTTCGGTCTCGTCCTGTTGGAACATGGTGTCCTCCTTGGACAACACCTCAGTCACCGCATCGACGGCCTGAAGCCAATCCGGCGCGGTCAGCGAAATCATCCGCAGCGGTGGCGCATTCTTCCGCAACTCCTCAACTGTGACGCGATACGACATTGTGCGGTTATTATACCGCTAGATCAGTTCACAACCAAACGCGGCGTTGCTGCGTCGGCGTGATGGCATACTCTGCCGCCGGATCTGGCCGGTCGTCAGTCACGCGCAGGTTGAGGTGCCAGCCGTCGAGCAGCGTGCTGACTGGATTCTCGGGGTCGCTGTTGTCTACGTCTGCCAGCAGGCCCACGGGATCAAGCGCATAGCCCTCGCCGCTGGTTTTCCAGCCGTTCTCGGCATCGTAGTAATCGGCCATCGCGGCTTGCGCTGTGGCCTCGTCGGGGAATTTGTAGAGGTAGTCCGTCATGGCTTTAGGTGGTTAGCTGTTGGAGCAGCGTGTTGCTCAAGCGGCGGGGCCAGTAGGCGATCTTGCGGATGTGGCCGTTGTAGCCAAGAGATGGGCTTGATCCTACGCGCAGATGCGTAATTCCCGATGGGACGCTTCCTGCGGTGTCTGAAACAACTGAAGCCCCGTTGACAGACATAGAAAAGTCGTTGGCAGCGATTGTGGCCGCCTGCTTCATCACGCTGCCGAGTGTGATGCTTCCAGCGTTGACGCTAGCTTGTGGGGCGCCGCCAGAATCCACATACAGCCTTACCTTGTCTGGAGATGTCTCCGTCAATAATAAGACTTGGTTGAGCGCAAAATTTGCATCGAAGCTAACAAGAGCTTTGTTTCCAGCCTGCGAGAAAGTCTGGACAAACTCCGCAAACAACGTCCCCTCGCTCTGATTGTAGAACGAACTAATCGGCGTGACGACCGCCGAGTCCGCTGCGCGTGTAGCGGTGGCGGTGGTCGTCGGGATGTAGCTGGTGGGGAAGCCGCCTGCTTCTATTTGGGCGCCCCAGACGTAGAGGCCGGAGGTGCCGTCGCCTGCAAACGATGCAGCGCCTGACGCATTAAAGACGTAAACAAACATCCCATAGCTCGTCAGTGCGCTCACGGCTCCGGTAAGGTCAGCGCGATACCATCCATTGCCTACCGAAGTAATGTTTGCGGAAGCCACCGTAGCGCCTGTTCCGTATTCAGCCGCGCTGGTTGAAATGGTCCCATTGGACAAATTAACTCCTACTTGAAACGCCGTCGTTTCAAGAGCGTTTCCGCATCTTAAAAGAGCGAAGTTATAGCCCCCAGCCTTGAAATACACGCTTGCTGTGACTGTTGCTCCAGCGGCAACGGAGCCGCCAACTTGAGCCACGCGATGCGTAGAAACATTGCTTGTGGTTGGAATGACCAATTCGGCAGAAGTCGTTCCATCAGGAGCCGTGGTCGCGTTGGCAGAAACGGTGGCATCGCCTTTTACCCAGCTTGCATTATCCAACTCCGCGCTCCGCACCAACAGATTCGTCCGCTGCTCCTCTATCAGTAACCCACGCGATGCACCAGTCACCGGATCGTGGTCGAAGCGCGGCGTGTCGTTGCTGGCCGTTTGCAGCACACCAGATGCGTCGAAGAAGGTGGCGTTGCTGGCGCGGGTGAAGGTGATCGCGGGCCCAATCCCGTGATTAAGCGTCTTATTACTGACAAAATTCCGGTAGAATGAACCGAACATGAAATCCAAAGCCGGAGGCAAACCGCCCACAACTTTGGCCATTGAACGCTCCAAAGAGTCGCCGGCCAACGCCGCGTTATTCTCTGGGAAATAGCTAGGCATTAAGCTCGTTGAGGGCGCTGACAAACTTGAACATCAGCGTCTCGTTGGAGTCGACCGGAAGCGGTGCATAGGACCCGTTCAGCTTTTTGCTGACAAGCGACAGAGCTTTCTGCAAAAGCCGCTCGAAGCTGTCGCTCGGCAATGGGGTGTCACCTTCTGGAAAGTATGATGGCATTAGGGTGTTATGATACATCCTCAAAATGATTGGAGCAACTGACCTGACCGCCGCGGGGCATACTTCGAAGTCATCGTCGACTTCCAACTGCTCATCCCGCGGCGACTCCCGCCCGTCTCTTGAGGAGGACGAAGCCCGAACCGCTCGCGGACAACATCGAGCATGACGAAGGCCGCGTCGGCTACGTCGGGCGATCGGCCGATCCTGGCTTTCATGTCGGTCTTACTCTCGACGACGACCTTCATCGATCCGGATTTGCGCGTGTCGTAGTTCCGGCTGGTCATCTCCCGAGCAAGATCCGGACCGATCCCTCTTAGTTGATTATTCTGCAAAAACTCCTTCGCCCCGAACCAAAGCTCGGTGACGCGGTTCACATACTTATCCTGGGCCGCAGTCGCATCGTAAGCCGAGAGTGAGCGCCCCGAGGGAGCCCCGCCGAAGTGGACCCGCAGAAACTCGTTGGACCCGCAGACCGTGGCCATCGCATCGCAGAAGGGCACACCGCCGCCCGTCACGTCGACCCCGATGTTGCGCCACGGCACCCCAGCTTTGACCACGATGTCTTTGATCTTCTTGGCGATCTGGAAGGTGCGCGGCTCGGGGTTGCTCGCCTCCTCGTCGAGGTAGTGGAACTCATCGAACGAAACCTGATCGACCCCATCTTTATTCTGGCCAAACGAGCCCAAATAAATGACACACCTATCCCCGCCGCTCACAAAGGAGGGGTCGATGCCGACAATTCGTTCGACGCGGCCCCTCCACACGGGCTTCTGGTCGGCTTGGAAGCGAATGATTTCGGCCTCGCTGTAGATCGCTTTGCTGACCGCCTGGGGTGGCCAGAACCCCCGATAGTCACGCCAAAAGATCGGATTGTCCTCGCCGAGTCGTTCACGCGCCTCATCGATCTTCTCCCATCTCTGGATCGGCCATTTGTTCTCGCCGGCCAAGTAGTTCGGATTCTTGAGGGCATCGAGGTGCAGACAGACCCCACCCAGCTTCGTCTCCCACTTCTCATCATTGACCGTGATGCTCCCCCACCCGTTCGTCGGCTCGACGAAGCGCCCGAAGGGGTCGTAGTAGGAGACAGGGTTCGCCGCCGCGCAGATGTGGAGAAACGGGTTGTTCGAGAGGTTGGACATCGCCGTGTCGAGGAAGGCATGACCCAACTCACTCAACTCGTCGGCCGCGACGATGACCCGCGGTGCCTTCATGCCTCGCATTTTGCCGGTCACCTCCGAGGTCTTTCGCGCCTCGGCCGGAATCAAGTAAACCCCGGCCTGCTCCATCCTCTCCCCGTTACGGATCGTGTAGATGGCCGGAGTCGGAGTATCGGCGAGCTTCCCTGGAGCCACGGGCTTGATGCACGGCCAATACCTCTGGATGGCTCCCCAGACCCGCTTCTTGGCGTCACGAATGCTTGTGGACGTGACGAGCGAAAGCGTGTGGAACGGCGCAGCCATCCAATTCAGGAGAGCCCAGATCGCCATGAATTCCGACTTGCCGCTGCTCCCGCAGCCTGCGAAACCGACGAACTTGTTATGGCAACATTCGTAGAGCATATCGTCCGCCCAAGGGTGCCAGATAAAGTTCTCGGTTTTCTTATTGAAGAAAATCTGGGCCGCGTTTTTGAAGTGCTCTTCGATCGGCAACATCTCCGGCGACCGGCGGTCACGGTTCACGAAGCAGTAAAGCTCGATCGCCCAATCGGCCGTTCCAGGCACAAAATAGACCCCGTATTTCAGTCGGTAACCAACAGGAGGAGTCGTGGCATCGGAGGCAAAAATCGGGGTCATTTTGGAAATTTTTCTGCTACAGAGTTATACAAGCGGACACAATCGTTTTTGATACTTCGCAGTCACCTCATTACCAACACTTTATGACAACCGTAGCATGGGTTCGAATTTACGGGTTTAGGGCATTATTTAACTTCTGTAAGTCACTCGACTTACTCTGTTCGCAGCGAAGTTACGCCTATTATCATTTTCGTTATTATTATGCGCTTATGAATATTTTTGAACATTTTGACACAAAATCTGGTCACAATTAACAGCCATGAAAATCGAAATTACTGACACCCGAAACGAGGGCGTTGTCGTCCGGCTCAATGGGGCCAAGGCGCACATCGCCAAGGTCCGCAATGGAGCTTACCGCCAGTTCCTCATCCGCTGGAAGGTAGGGCGGAAGACGATGAGGCGCGTCTTTGCCAAACGCGACAAAGCGATAGAGGAGGCTCAAAGGATCGTCACTGACTTGGCCAGCGCCCTCGGCGAGAGAACTACAATTCATCCGGAGGATAATCTATTCCTTCGCGAGTGCTTACGCAAAGCGGGCGGCAAAAGTCGCCTGCTTGAAGCCGTGGAACAATATGTCGCGAAGAACCCGATCGGGGCTGGTCGGAGGACAGTAAAAGAAGTGTCGGTCGAATTCGTCGAAGCGATGCGGGAGCGACAGAAATTGAAGGGGCTCTCGAAGTCCTACCTCAACGGGCTCTCGACCGATTCAAACCACATCCGGCGCTGGATCGGACACCGACAACTTAACAGTGTGACCCATGAGGAGTTCCAGGGCTACATCACCAAGGGCGAGTGGTCGCCATTCACTTACCGCAATCTGGTGCGCCATTGGCAGATGATGGAAAAGTTCGCCAAGAAAAAAGGCTACCTCGGTAAGGACGCCGACTCCATCACCGCGGACCTGGCTCTCCCCTCCCTCGACCGCAGAGTGGTGCCGACCTTCAAGCCTTGGGAGCTTATGCACCTCCTCTTGATCGCCAAGCCGGACGAGATCCCCTACATCGCGACGATGGCATTCGCCGGTTCGCGTCGAGCAGAGTTCCAGCGGATGACGGCGGCTCAACTCAAGTTCGATGAGCACCATGCGGTCATCGACGAGACGATCGCCAAGACTGCGGCTCGCCGGACTCTGGACATCACCGACCAGATGAAAGCCTGGCTCGCAGTCGCCGAGATCCCCAAGGAGGGTCGCCTGACCAGCCACCGCCGGGTGGCGGCACTGAGCCGCAACAAGGCTCGGCTTTCAGCCGTCGGGGTTGAGTGGAAGAACAATGTGCTCCGGCACTCGTTCTGCACCTACCACTATGCCAAATACCGCAACGCCAACGAGACCTCCTACCTCGCGGGTAACAGCCCGAAGACCTTGCAAAAGCACTACCGCGGCCTCGTAACCACTGCGGAAGCCGACGAGTGGTTTAATATCACACCGATAGTGGTGCGGGCTTACGCAGAAGAAAACGGCTTGTCCTCTTTAATAAAGTGGTGAACAACCACGCATGTTCGTTGTCGAACATAGAGAAAGAAAGAACCCAAATAACCATGAGCACAACAAAACACGGTCGATTAAAGGCCGGCACTGAACGAGTGAGCTACGTAGAGAGTAAAAAGACCTCCTCTGCCCTGCGCCTTTTGGCCGCAGCCAAGCAGACGAATGTCAGTTCACTCATCCGCGAAGCGACCTCCGCCTACCTAGCCGCAGAAGACAAAGACGGGACGCTGTCCCGCGTTGCCGAGGAGTTAGCCGTCTACAAGGCCGACTCGAAGGAAGAACGCGCTGCCGACAGCCTCGATCCACAAATGCAGAAAACCATAGCTGCCCTGCTCCGGAAACACCGGAAAGGATGACGCGATGCCGCGGGGTTCATTCCCCGCGGCTTCTTTTTGACCACAAGTCATAGG